CCAGAAGATCCTATTTTTGCAGGAAAAGAAATACCAAGTCATACGTACTATAATACAATTATAGAGCATAGATGTATAGAGGCGTTTGATTTCTCGAGAGTAAGTGGAGCTGTTGATTTTGGAGAAGGATGTTTTAGCAGAACATGGGCTGATGGAACTATGACCTTGCCAGAAGTCAATAGCTTGGGAGAAGGTGTATTTTTCGGAGCAAATAGACTTAAAGAAGTAATATTCACAAGCTCTCCAAACTTAACAACATTGGCTGATTCAACATTTTCAAATTTAGCTAATTTGTCTGGTGTTGTTTTCAATACAGAACTTACATCAATAGGTAATAACGTTTTTGAAAATTGTCCATCTCTTCTTGAGTTTGATATCCAATCTACACAGATAGAAAGCTTAGGTGATGCAGTGTTTAAGGACTGCGTTAATTTGACTGATATTGAATTATGCAACGGAAGTATTACTACATTAGGCGATAATGTTTTTGAAAATTGCACAAGTATTGACAATCTTTATATATGTAACTCAATCACAACAGTAGGAAGTAATTTATTTTTAAATGCAAACATAAACGTATTAGATTACGATGTTAATACTACCGTTTTAGATCCATTCTTATTTAACGGGGCTACTATAGGCGATTTATCCTTGCCGACAACAACCATAGTAGTTAAAGAAGGTGTATTCCAAAATGCAATATTTGGACCAGATCCTTTTGATGGGTTGCCTAATGGAGTGGTTACCTTTGAAGATAGTGTGTTTAATCAAACACCTTTAAGTGGTATATTTATTCCTACATCACTTAGCGGTTTAGCGAACACTACATTCAAAGACTCACCCAACCTTTCTGGTTTAGACTTTTCTTCGTGTAATTCACTTACTGGAATTGGAAATGAAAACTTCATGAATTGTGATTCTATCACTGGTATTGTTTTACCTAATTCTTTACAGGTTATTGGTGACGGCAACTTCAAAGATAGTAATTTAATAGAAGAAATAATTTTCCCATCATCTTTGGAATACATGGGAGACGAAAACTTCAGAAACTCTTCTGGTTTGGCTTATGTAGATTTATCAAATACGAATTTGATAGAAATGGGAGATAGAAACTTCATAGAAGATACAAATTTAAAAACTATATTTGCTCTTAATTTGCCAGATAGTTTACAAATAATTGGAGATGAAAACTTTAAAGAAATTAATCTTAACACTTTAAAACTGCCTACTGGATTAAAGATATTAGGAGATTCTAATTTTTATGATTCTCAGGGTTCGACTCTTCTCCCTTGGGGTGAGGGAGACCCTCCTATATTTAGCCTTCCAAGTGGTATTGAGAGTATAGGAAATTCAAACTGGGAAAGATCAGACGCAATACAAAAACTTAAAATAGATGAAGGTTTTTCTGGTTCGATAGGGGATCTTAACTGGAATTTGTGTAACCAAATGAGTGAGCTTCTAATAAAAACTACAGATTCTAACATGTCCATTGGAAGTGGTAATTTCACAGACTTAAATTTATTAGCAACAATTCAAATTGATTGTCCAGCATCTTGTTGGCAAGGTTTAGATAATTTTAGAGATTCTAAATCAGACATGATAATTTATGTTAATTCAACTTATGCGGCTGGTTATGACGACATCTGGAGTGGAGCTCAAGCAGTGCCAAATGGAGCTACAATAACATCCTACACACCCTAATAAAAATGCCAAGAAACAGAACAATATATCAATCTGAATCAGTTTTTGTCAGTAATGACTTGGATTCTACTGATGTTTGGCAACACGCTGAAGTAGTAAGAGTACAAGAAGCTAGTTATGGTTTCTCGATGAATAAAACAGATGTCAATCAATATGGAAAAAGTAGTAGAATAGATCATATAAATTTAGAACTGCCTACTGTTAATTTTGATATGTCTTACTTATTGGGCAATGGTTACAATGAGTCCGTTTTAGGTTTTGATATTAAAGAAGGTTATCAATTTGCAAAATCTCATTTAGAAAATAATAGCGGAAGAAATTTCTATATATTAACTTCTGAAGAAGGTCTTGATTCAAAATCTTTGGAGGTCGGAGATCCTTATAATTTAATAGGTATAGGTAATGCTTTTTTGACGAACTATTCTGTAGATATGTCTGTAGGTTCTTTGGCTAAAGTTGATCTGCAATACGAATGCTCAAATATAAATTCAATTCAAGGAATCGTAGAAGGCGAAGGTTTTTGGCTTACGCAGTTAAGTGGGGATAGTGCATCTATAAATCTAGATAAAGGAATACCTCATGATAAGAGAATCAAAATTATTGCGCCTAAAGGTGATCTAGAAAATATACCTACTGCATTAAGACCTGGCGACATAACAATAAATTTTGAAGGTTTCGATTCTGAAAATTTATCGACCATTAGTGGTAATGGTTCTTTCCATTTACAAAGCGCTAATTTATCTATTCCATTGTCTAGATCTGAACTAAAAAGATTAGGATCTAAAGGTGCATATGCAAGGGTTCTTGATTACCCTACAAAAGCTACTTTAAGCGTTAATTCTATAGTTAGTAATATTGAAGTTGTAGATCTTGCTGAATCTGTAAGAGGTTGTATAAACAAATCTTTAAATAATGATATATCTATATTGGCTAAAGACTGTGATAAAGAAAATGCTATTATATGGAGGCTTAAAAATCCTGATTTATTATCAGAAAATTTCTCTTCTAATATTGGACCAAACAAATCTGTTGATCTTACTTTTGAGGTCGAAATAGGTAATCCAGACGACAACTCCATAGGAATACTTTGTAGTGGAGCTTCAGATAGAGATAACGAAGAAAGAGAAGATGACAACGATTACTATCCAACCAGAGTCTACGGCTATGATTATTCTGGATCCGCTGCTTATCTGGAGCAGGGAGTCTTTAGTGGCGAAAGCAACATACTTTTAGACTGGGAAATTGGTGACGTAGTTGACCGATGGAAGTATAACCAATTGATTACACCTACTTTCAATCCTAGATGGGGAAATTTAGATTTTATAAAAAGAATTGCTCCTGGAGGATCTACTGAATATATTGGCGATCAAGCTTTCACTAATTTAAAAGCAACAGGAGAATTATATTTAACAAAAAATCTTACTGGTATTGGAACGAGTGTTTTTGAAAACACAGATATTGATTATCTTGTAGTTGGAGACGGGCTTCCAAAACTTCCTAGTAGATCTTTTTATAAATGCGATAACTTAAAAACAGTAAATACGGCAGATTCTATAACAGAAATAGGAGATTGGTGTTTTAGAGACAATACAAACTTAACCGAATTTTATTTTAGCACAGGTTTAAGCGGCCTTGGACCTTACGCTTTTAACAGCTGCTCTTCTTTAGAAAAAGCAAATCTTTCTGGGTGTGATTCTTTGCAAGATATAAGTGGAAATACTTTCGAAGGATGCTCTTCTCTAGAAGAAGTAAGTTTGTCGGATTCTGTATTAACATTAGGAGATAATAGTTTTAAAAGTTGCACTTCATTAACTAATTTTAAATGGAGTTCAGGATTGCAAAGTGTGGGTTACAGATCTTTTCAGGGATGCTCAAGCTTGCTAGATCCTGTTTTTTATGATACTTTAGAAATAATTGGAGAAGAAGCTTTTTCAGCTTGTTCATCTTTTGATTCTGTTACTATACCAGGAACAGTAACAGATTTTGGCGCTAACTCATTTAGAACATGTGGAGTAAAAAGTTTAGTATTAAACGAAGGCTTGTCTGAAATCGCAGAAACAGGTTTTTATAATTGTGCATTTTTAAAGAGTATAAGCTTTCCCGAAACTTTGTCATATATAAATCGATATTGTTTCAGCTATAACTATAGATTACAAAACCTTAATATACCAGACAATGTTTCTGGAATAGGGAGTCACGCATTCTATACTTGTTACTCGGCAGCTACTTCTCAGGAGTGTTTAGACGTTGTAAATTTTGGCAGTGGTCTTAAGTTTATTGAGGATCAAGCTTTTTATGGCAACGAATCACTAAGATCAGCCGATTTGCCAGAAAATATAGAATCAATAGGAGAGCAGTGTTTTAGAAATTGTGGTTTAAGCGGCTTTGTTAATCTCCCCGATTCTTTAAATTCAATAGGAAACAACGCTTTTGATAGTAATAATTATATTGAAAGTATTAATATAGGTGCTGGATTAACGACTCTTTCCAATAACTGTTTTGAAGAATGCACAAGCCTTTCAGGTGTGTTTATACCAGATTGGTTCGAAAGTCTTAATTACGGCGTATTTTTACGTTGCTATGATATAACTACAATAAGCCTGGGTAATGGTATAGAATATATAAATGACTATGCATTTGGTGACTGTAGGTCACTGACAGGTATAGATATTCCTTCTCAAATTACTGGTATTGGAAATAACGCTTTTCGAACTGGACTAAATATAACTAACATTGGTTTAGTAGAAGGTTTGGAATATATTGGTAATTATGCTTTTAATAATTGCCGTTCTTTGACTGGGGTTTCATTCCCAAACACTTTGAGTGGTATTGGATCCAATGCGTTTTCTTCTTGTTTTGATTTAAGTGGTCAAATAATTTATACTCCGAACCTACAATCCGTAGGTACTTCTGCTTTTGCTAGCACAGATATATATGATATAGTATTTAATGATCACCCATCCTACAATAAAATAGAAGACTCTACATTCTCTAATTGTAGCCTTTTAACTGGTCTTAATTTAGTACCAAATATTACAGAAATAGGAAATAGCTCGTTTGCATCTTGCTCAATTTTGAGCGGAATTAACTTTAACGAAACTATTACATCCATTGGAACTTCAGCTTTTTCTGATTGTTCAGACTTAAGCGGGGTGAGTTTTCCTGATAGTATCGAGTCTGTAGGCACTTCAGCTTTTTATAGTTGTTCTGATTTGAGTTTTATTGATTTTAGCCAAAATAGTAATTATGATACAATAGCATCCTCTTGTTTTCAAAATTGCATATCTTTAACTAATGTTTTATTACCAAGCAATATAACCAGATTAGACAGCAGCTGTTTTAATGCATGTAATACTTTGGAATATATAGATTTAAATGTTTCTTTGGAATATATAGGAGACAGTGCTTTTGAGGGCTGCTCGAAACTAAACAACATAGATCTGCCGAGTAGCTTGCTTACTATAGAAGACGATGCTTTTTTGTTTTGTTATGATTTAGAATCTATGAGTGTTTTTCCAGAAAACCTTACTTTTATAGGAGACAATGCTTTCCAGTCTTGTGATTTATCTGGGGTCGAATCAATTTTAACTATACCAGACAGTGTAACCTATATGGGACTTGAGGCTTTTAAAGGTAATTTAAATAATTTAAGCGGTGTAGTTCTAGGTTCTGGTTTAACTAATCTTAGGGCTGGCGTTTTCGAAAGTTGCACTAATCTAAGAGAGATAAATTTAGAAAATATAACATCCATAGAAGGCAGTGCTTTCAAAAGCTGCACAAGTTTAACTGGAGCCATAATCCCTCCGACTATGCAGTCTATGGGTGCTAATGCTTTTCAATCCACGGCTATTGAAAATATAATAATACCAGATCCAATAACAGAAACAAGCAGTAGTTTGTGTTACGGTGCTCAGTATTTAACTGGTATAATTTCAGGATTAAATTTAATTACTATAGGTAACAATTCTTTTTACGGATGTGGCGCTTTAAGTGAATTTTATGCAGAAGACAGCTTACGAACAATTAAGACTTCTGCATTTCAAAACTGTTCGTCAATGAGTGGTTTTGATTTAAATCAAATAACAGAACTGCAAAGTTCTGCATTTAAAAACTGTGACTCTCTACCTGAATTTATAGATATTCCAGATACTGTAACCATCATGGGAGACGCTGTTTTTGAAAACTGTACTAATACTACTGGTTTTTCTTGGAGTTCTGGTTACCATATAATAGAAGAAAAATCATTTAAAGGATGTAATAATATTCAAACTTTAGAGATACAAAGCCATATAACTGAAATACATTCAGAAGCTTTTATGAATTGTACTTCTATAAGCGGAGTTACTTTCCCAGAAGGAATGCAATTTATAGGCGGGACATTGAGAGATTACAATGCTCTAAATGGAAGTTTTAAAGGTTGTATAGGAATAAGTGGAGAAGTTATACTTCCTGCTTCACTAACAACTTTGGGTCGTTACGCTTTCTACGACAGCAACCTTATAAGCACTTTTAAATTTTATAGTACTGATGCTCCTCTTACAAGAGTGGATGCTTTTCCTCTAAAGTTTATCAACGACCCAAGTAATAATCCAATACACGCTCCTTCTGGATCTGAAGCTAGTTATGCTGGAGAAAGTTATACTCAATCTTCTAGCTCTTTCGGAAATAAAAGACCAGTTAATTGGGATTCTTTAAATATAATTTTTGATTTATGAATATAAAACCATCACTAAAACAAAACAAGGAAACTGGAATATGGGAAGCTAATTACAAATCTGAATTTGGTCAAGAGTTCAAAACCCTAGGCCATTCTGCAGGAGAAGCTATTCAATCATGGTATAAAGCATATGGTAGAAAATTTGGAGTAATAAAAGGCGGCGGATGATGTGGCTCTAAATAAAGTCGGTCTGACTTAATTAATCAAAATCCACGTTAATTTGACTATTCTTTTTAGCTACGTCTTTCATTTGGTCCATGTGTTTGGCTCCATTTCTTTTGCTTGAGTAATCCTTGTAGTAATTCTCTTTTATTGGATCTACGCCTCCATTTTTTTCAGCCCTTTGATAACTTAAATCTTTACTGTAGTCCATCATATCTCCCATAGAGCCTTTTTTATTAGCTGTTTTGTTTATAAAATCTTTAGAGCTGTGAGGGTCGATCTGAGAGTCTATTGATGCATTTGGTACAGTGAATACTCTTTTCCATTCAAGCCCATCAGAATCGAAGTATACATGCTTGTCGTTCATTCCCTGGACTTCTTCTCTGTACTCTTCTTGATTGGGGTGTTTGTAAGTATAAATAGGCATAAACTATAATACACAAACGGGCGTAGTTTTTCAACTACACCCGATTGATTTATTTTTAATAAGTAAAGATACTAATCAACTTTGATGTCCAAAGTTTTTTTAATTTCTTTTTTTGGCATTGTAATTGTCAACAAGCCGTCCGACATTTTAGACGAGATATCTTTCAGTGAAACTAAGTTATTAAGAGAAACTCGACATGGGGGTTTCTTTCTATCGCCTTTTTCTGCTTTAACTGTTAAGATCTGGTCTGAAACTGTAATTTTTAAATCCTTTTTAGAAAATCCAGGAAGTTCAAATTCCACAGTATAAACGTCACCACTGCTTTTAACCAAGTTTGTATCCTGGTAAGCCCTGTCAATATTCAATAGTTCATTAATGATTGATGTCATAATATGTTCTTATTGCAAGCGTTGTGCCAATTAAGAATCGTTGGAAATACAAGACAAAATGCCATCAACTGTTTTTGAATAGGTAAATTTGTCCGATAATTTTTGTCCCTCTGAGTTAATTTGTCCCACTTTAGCTTCTGCTTTTTCCATAGCACTAACTACATCGTCAGGATTCCAATTATAAAAGATACCTTGATTAAATGGAGCTCCTTTCATGAAGAACTTACCATCCTGTACATCCATATATCCAGACGACTCAACAAGAATTGAATTATCTTTATTAGCCCAGTCTTTATGAGATGTTTCGTTAAGAACAATGCTCCATTTACCTAGACATGTAGCATTGAAGGAAGGAAGATTCCACCCTTCACCGCCAGATAGTCCAGTTAAATCAATATCCACAGCATTAAGGAACTCATTAACTTCTTTATTTGTTTTTAGGTAAGGCAAAAAATTAACATTGTTAATTCTATGACCTCCTAGAGTATTGGCAATAATATGAGACATCTCTTCTTCTTTGAAGAAAGGGTTAGTCACACAGCAAGTTAATTGATACTTGTTATTATTACCATATTTTTTAATCCATGTTTGAATTATTTTGGCTGTATGTTTTCTGTTCTCAAATTTGCCCATTAAACCAAAATGAACAACATCTTCTAAATAGCTTTTGTCTGTTCTTTTAAATTCAGGGTCCAAACCAAGAGGAACGTATGCACTTTTAAATTGATCAGCAGCATAGCTGGAACTAAAAATTGTTTTAGTTTGAGCATTGCAGAGAGACTTTTCAATATCTGTTGGCTCACTACACTCGTAGAATGTATAAAGATATTGGTTTGCGTTTTTTCTGTTTTCAGAACCATTCAAATGCCATACTTTGAGAGATGGAATATCGCTAGAGAGGAAATCGAATCTCTTATTTATAGAATCTTGAAAAAACGACCTGTCATCTTCGCTGAGATCATAAGCAGATAAATCGATACTCGATTCATTCATAGGCCAGATAGCAATATCATGACCTTTACTCCTGAGTTCCTTGATAATGTTTACGGAAACATTACCAAGGCTCAGTGAGTTTAGAGGTGCGTCTACTAAGATTTTCATTTAAAATGGGATCTCTTCGTCAACCGAACCTGCGGTCACAGCTTGCTTACTCTCTGCTTTTGGGTCTGAATCATTTGATCCTCCAATAAACTGAAAGGTAGAGGCTGAAATAAACATCTTGTTGTACTTCTTGCCTTCTGACTCCCAAGAGGAATTTCTTAATTCACCTTGGATAATAATCGGTCTACCTTTGGTAAGGTACTGATTAGCTGTTTCTGCTTGCTTGTTCCAGAGCTCTGCGTCAATAAAACACGGCTCCTTAGCTCTTTTACCTGAGACGCAAAGTCTGATTTTACAAACCTTGTTATCTCCTACTTGTCTCATCTCTGGGTCTGATGCCAGATGACCTGCTGCTACTATTGTATTATACATGATTTTCGTCTAATTTGTTTTTTACTTTTTTAATAAATCTGTCGTGGATGTTTATGCAACCTTGTATACTAAGATTAAGAATATTTGCGGCTACTTTCCACGGCACTAACTTAGTATTGCTTGTATTGTATCTTATGTCAATGATTTTTTTAACTCTTTTATCTTTTTCTTGCTTAAGCATTGAATTAAAGATGTCGAAAGCTTCAATTTTGGAAAGTTTAACAAGGGAATCCTCGTCATCAGATAAATCTGTATGTATATTTTCCAAAGGTACATTCTTTTTTTCTTTCCTGTTTATTTCGTTAAGGCACTTCCATTTAGTCTGGTTAGCCAGAAAAGTAGAGAACTTGCTGTTTTTGCTAGGATCATAATCTAAAGCAGATTTATATATCATATAATCCTTATCATCTATAATAGACTTCTTGTTTATATTGATACGATCATTCTTTGAGTATTGATCTACTATGTAGACGTAGATACCAGAATGTCTGTTTATTAATTCAGACAGACTTTTGTCGTCTTTAGATTCTTGTATTCTTTTTATAAGGGACAGGTCGCTTTCCATAATTTAAATGTGGCTTCGTTTATTAGTTTATCCATTATTTCAACAGATGTCAATCTTAATATGCTTTTATCTTCAAAGTTTCCAAATGTGAAATTAAGATCCACATCATCCTTTAAGAGAAGATTATAGGTTTTTTCGTATTCATTTGCGGGCTCTATACCATCTCTTTCTATAAACACAGAGAGACCTTCGTTTTGTTTAACCCACTTAAGTTCGTTTGGAAACCTCAAGTCTGTAATTATGTTAACAGATTTATCACATAAGTTTTTTTCAAGTTTGTTTATCCATGTATTATCATCTATAGTTCTCATTACATCTGTGCCCCAGCAAACAAGAAATGGTCTTATGATTTTCTTTTCTTCATCGTCTTCGGTAAAAGCAGAAATTCCAGTTTGTTCCAAAAGAAAACTGTTTACTGATTCTTTCAACTCATTAGCAAAGGAGACGACTTTTGTTTTTATACCTATGCCCTCAAATATATCGGACATATTTTCAGCAAGAGTATCTTTTCCACACCTAGCATTACCAGAAATAGAAATTATTTTGTTATTATACATTGAACTCATTTTTTGAATGATACTGTATCAATAGTACAAAGTCAAGAAATTTTATTAAAAAACAATGCATTTCCTAAATGCTTTGCTTTGAGATATTTAAATATACTCTACCGTATAGTATATACTTTACGGTTAGTAAGATATACTAATCGTAAAGTATTTTAAATATCGAGAAGAAATCGACTAACAATAGTCTTCGATTAAGATCGTAACCAATAACTCTTTCGGAAGTGTTGTTGAATACGTTTTATTATACAAACTCGTTCTAATTTTTTCTACTTTTTTTTTCACTTTCTTAAAACTGAAATTTCAAATTAAAAAAATAAGTATATTTTCTAGTTGACTCATACCAATTTCTAGGTAAAGTGTAAATTACCACAGCGGGGACAAAAGGGGTTAAAACCAAAAACCGACGTATCAATAAAAACAATAAAAACAAAGAAAAACAAAGATGAGCATATTCGAAGAACAGATATCAAGAAAACCAAATAATTACCCGTGGGCAGAAGAATTTATCGAGGTGATGCATAATGGTTTTTGGACTGATAAAGAATTTAGTTTTTCTTCGGATGTTCAAGATTTCCATATTACTATGGATGATCAACAGCGAGAGATCGTAATAAGAACTCTTTCAGCTATTGGTCAGATAGAAGTAGCTGTTAAAAAGTTCTGGGCAAAGCTCGGTGATAACTTACCGCACCCTTCCCTTACTGACCTTGGTTATGTAATGGCTAATACAGAGGTTATTCACAACAATGCTTATGAAAGACTACTTAAGGTTCTTGGTTTAGAGGACGTATTTGAAGAAAATTTAAAGCTCGACTTTATTGAGGGTAGGGTTAACTATTTACGTAAATACAATCATAGATATTACAAAGACAGCAAGAAGCAGTATGTATATTCACTTATATTGTTTACTCTTTTTGTGGAGAATGTATCACTAATGAGTCAATTCTACGTTATTAATTGGTTTTCCAGAAATAAAAACGTACTTAAGGACACGGAGCAACAAGTAAGATATACAAGAAATGAAGAAAACATCCATGCTCAAGTAGGAATTAAAATCATAAACACAATAAGAGAAGAACATCCAGATCTTTTTGATGCTGAACTAGAGGAAAGAATTCTTCAGGAAGCCGAGCAAGCTTATATTGCAGAGGCTAAAATTATTGATTGGATGGTTAATGGTATTAACGAGAAAGGTTTGAGTGCTCCTGTCCTCAAAGAATTTATTAAAGGTAGAATAAACGAATCCTTAGAACAAATTTCATTTAAAAAGGCTTTTGATGTTGACAATGATCTAATTAAAGATACAATGTGGTTTGAAGAGGAGTTGATGGGGAACAACTCTACAGATTTCTTCCATTCTCGCCCCGTAGAGTATTCAAAAAAATCACAAACATTTGACCTAGATAGCGTATTTGCATGAAAAAATATTATTGGAACAACGAAACTTCGCAACAGATTTTAAACAGAGGGTACCTTGATGGCGAAAGCCTGATAGGTAGGGTATTGAGTGTCGGAGAATCTTTTCAGAAAGACTTCGTATCTCGCGCTCCCGCAGAGCATAAAGGCAAATTCTCTGATCTTTGTGAGAAGTTTGAGCATTATATGTCTCTTGGTTTTTACTCCTTGTCTAGCCCTGTTTGGGCTAACTATGGCAGAGAAAGAGGATTACCTGTTTCTTGTAATGGAGTTTTTGTTCCAGACACAATGGAGGGCATCCTAACTAAGCAGTCAGAAGTAGGAATGCAAACCAAACATGGTGCAGGTACATCTGGTTATTTTGGTGAGCTAAGAGGAAGAGGCGACAGCATTAGCACTGGAGGCAGCTCTTCTGGGTCTGTTCACTTCATGGAACTCTTTGACAAGGTAACATCTGTTGTCTCACAAAGCAGTGTCCGCAGAGGTTCTTTTGCTGCTTATCTTCCTGTTGATCATCCAGATATCGAAGAATTTCTTCGCATTAGGTCTGACGGTCACCCTATTCAAGACTTGTCATTTGCTGTAACAATTACAGACGATTGGATGGAGGGCATGAAGAATGGGGATATTGACAAGCGTAAGATTTGGGCAAAGATTGTTCAGAAGAAATTCGAGTCTGGTTATCCTTATCTATTCTTCCAAGACACAGCTAATAAGAATGCTCCTCAAGTATATAAGGACAAGAACATGAAAATTTATGCTTCTAACTTATGTAATGAAATTTCTTTGCCTTCTTCACCAGCTGAGTCTTTTGTTTGTTGCTTATCTTCTTTAAATCTTGAGAGATGGGACGAGATTGTCGAGACAGACGCTATTGAGACAATGGTTTACTTCCTCGATTCTGTTATGGAAGAATATATTGAGAAGACAGAAGACATTCCTTATATGGAATTCGATCATAATTTTGCAAAGCGTCACAGAGCTTTAGGTATGGGCGTTCTTGGTTGGCATTCATATCTACAGGACAAAATGATTTCTTTTGAAAGCATGGAAGCGAAGCTAAAAAATGCAGAAATATTTAAAACAATTAGAGAAAGAGCCGATAAAGCTACAGAAGAATTAGCTAGTGTATTTGGTGAGCCAGAGGTTCTTAAAGGTTATGGTCGCAGAAACACAACCACAATGGCTGTTGCACCTACAACTACAAGCTCTTTGATTCTTGGTCAAGTTTCTCAGGGCATTGAACCAACAGTTAATTATTATACAAAGAATTCAGCAAAAGGTAAATTTACTATTAGAAGCCCACATCTAGAAAGACTTCTTGAATCTAAAGGTAAAAATACAGAATCAGTATGGAAATCCATTCTAATTAAAGACGGCTCTGTTCAACACTTAGACTTTTTAAACGAACATGAAAAAAATGTATTTAAAACATTCTCAGAGGTTTCTCAAAAAGAAATTGTAATCCAAGCATCTCAAAGGCAAAGGTATATCGATCAAGGTCAATCTTTAAACCTTATGGTTCACCCAAAAGCTTCCCCTAAGGAGGTTAGTGAACTTATGATACTAGGGTGGGAAATGGGTCTTAAAGGATTTTACTATCAAAGAAGCACAAATCCAAGCCAAGCTCTAGCTCAATCTATTATGGAATGTACATCTTGTGAAGGTTAAAATTTCATTTTTTTAAAATTTTAGTGTAATCAATTAACATAATGGAATACGATTTTTCAGACCAAGCAAAACAGTTTTTAGAGAGCCAGTCAGCAAAAAGATCTGGACCTAAAAGTTCTTCTCAGACTCCGTCTAAAAAAGACGAGAAAAAAGAAGGATCTAGTAAAAATAAAAAAGGCAGTGCAGGTAAGGACGGTGAAAAAATAACATTTTCAGACAAAGTCATATCAGCTTTAAGCACTAAGGTCAAAGAGCATAACGAAAAACATTCCAAAAAAGTAACACTAGCCCAGCTAAAGAAAGTATATAGAAGAGGCGCTGGCGCTTTTAGTTCTAGCCACAGACCAGGAATGACCAGAGGTCAATGGGCAATGGCTAGAGTAAATATGTTTCTTAAAATGACAAGGGGTGGTAAGGTTAAGAAGTCTTACAAAGCTGCAGACAAGGATGTATCTAAAGGGTCTGAAGATTACTACATTGAAAAAGAAGGAGAGGCTTTCTTCGATTTTGAAGATATTGATTTTGACTTGGCTAAAATTGATTTAATAAAAGCTGGCGTTGAAGTATGGGATCAAGATCAGGAAGCAGAAGAACTTGAGTATTCAGAGGCTGAGAAAAAGACCCTGAACAAACCTTTCAGACTAAAAGGTGAGAAAAAGAAATTTGGTGTTTATGTAAAAAGCCCTAAAACAGGCAATGTTATTGTTGTTAAATTTGGAGATCCAAACATGGAAATCAAAAGAGATGACCCTGATCGTCGCCGTAGCTTTAGAGCTAGACACAAGTGCGATACAGCAAAAGACAAAACATCGCCTCGTTATTGGTCTTGCAAGATGTGGAACAAGAAGCCTGTGAATAAATCTGTTTCTTCAGAAGCTCTTGAGTGGGACGAAGAAGAAGTCTTGAGTGAGTGGGGTTGGGACGAATCATTAATCATTGAAGACGAAAACTATTTCGAAGGTTATGACCACCTAAAAGATTGCGAGGTAGTTGAAAAAGAGGGTATTTAATTTATGATCCTTTATGGATCTAAAACCTAAAGTATCATTCTGCATTATTTCTAATGGTGGTAGACCAGAAGAAACAAGCCTCTGCATAAAGTCTATACACGCCAACTTTAATGTAAAAGAAAATTACGAAATAGTAATAGTTGGAGACAATATAGATCAGTTTAAAGATCTAGGTGTCAAGCTCATAGAAGACAACGAGTATAACAAGTTTCTTGGTGCAAGAAAAAACATAGGCACAAAAAATACAAGTGCAGATATTATTGTCCATTGTGATGATGATATTATTTTTCCCAATGATTGGCTGTTTAAGCTAGAGGAATACAATAGTAAAAATCCAGATTGGAAAGTTCTTGGTACTAAAATATTTTTACCAGATGGAGGTCGGTACTATGATAGAGCTATTTACCTGCCTAGACATAAGATGGTTTCTTATGATTTTGATGAAACATTAGATCCTCATACATTGCTTTATCAGTGTGGAGCTTTCTCTGTGTGCAAAAGATCCTTGCTAGATGAAGTAGAATGGAGTAACGAAATACCTTTTTATGGTAAACTTAACGGCTTTGATTATAATGAGGATATTGATTTTTCTGTTAAGCTAAAAGATGCTGATATAAGAATAAGTTTTGATAAAAACAATACTGTTTGGCATTATGATCACAGTTATTTTTTTAAAAATGATTTTGCTTATAAAAAAGATCCTCAAAACATAAGTGATCACAAGTGTCTCGAATTTTTAATGTTAATTAATTCTTTAAAAAATGGCCAATAAAAAATTAATATTTGGGTTAGGGACAGGCAGGTGTGGGACTCACTCTTTAGCTGATTTGTTAAATACACAAAAGAACTTTGAGATTACTCATGAACTGGGCGATAATCCTGTTTTAAATTGGGAATTCAATGATGAGTGTCTTGAGTTTTACTTAGATAAAATTATGAATAGAGAATGCGACTATGTTGGTGATGTAGCATTCTATCTACTGCCTTACGTTGAATCTATTATTAATAAGTTTCCAGACGCAAAATTTGTATGTCTAAAAAGAGACAAGCAAGAAACCGCTTTTTCCTACGAAAAAAAAACTTTAGGGCGGAATCATTGGCAGTCTCATAACGCACAGCTTTACCGTTTGTGCCCTTGGGATAAATGTTATCCTAAGTATGACTTGAAAATTAAAAAAATAGAAGCAATAAACTTGTATTATGATGATTATTACTCTTTAGTTGATTCTTTGCTTAAAAAATATCCGCTTAATGTGTGTTTGCATCCTATGGATAGCCTTAATCACGAAGAAAAAGTCAGATCTATTCTTGAATTTGTAGGAGTTCAAGAAAAAAATGCTTTAATAAAATCTAGAGTAAAGATAAAAGCAAGAAACAACTCATTCGAAATATGATACCCAAAACAATACATCAGACACACCGTGATGAGAATTTAGATTTTGTAATTGGATCTCAAAAATCTATAAAAGATACAAACCCTGACTGGGATTATAAATTTTGGTCAGATTCTATTGGTAAAGAATTAGTTTTTGATGTGTTTCCTGAGTTTTCTAAAACCTGGGATTTAATTCCTAATAAAAACATCATTAAGTGGAACTTACTTAGATTTATGATAATATATTCTGAAGGGGGTTTATATGTTGATAGCGATACTGTTTTCAAAAAGAATATTGACAAAATTATAGATTTGGAATACGATTTCGTAGGAATTAAAAAACATAAAATTAATAATTGGGTCAAAGATCACTTCTTCGCAGCCAACAAACACTCTGAATTTCTATATAGTTGTATAAAAAAAATAATTAACAACATAAAATCGAACAAAACTTTAAATATTTCAGTTCATGATATTTGTGGAGGTCATTTTTTAGATAGAGAATTGACAATATATTCTAAAAATAACAACTTAAAATATAAATTATTAAAACCAGAGTTTGTAAGCAATTTAAATTTAGAACACGAAGGTTACATAGACAACAAAGAAGAAAATAAAAGATTCAATTGGGATAACGTATATGTTGTTCACTTGCTCGACGGATCATGGCTAAAATAAAATTATGAACGATATATACTTAGAAAAACCTTTCCCAGCTGGGATAAACAATACAAGGTGTTTAAATCAAGATGACGCTAAAAGTTTATTATTAGACGTTAAAGAAGTTTTCGATAAAAACGGAATGGAATTCTTCTTGGTTTTTGGAACTTTACTTGGGGCTTATAGAGAAAATAATTTCATAAAACACGATACAGATATAGACATAGCTGTTATCGGTGATGGTGCCGAAGACGCAATCGACGAGCTAATAAAGAACGGAGGTTTTTTGGATAAAAATATTAAGAGTTTTAAAAATAGAAATTTTTCTTTATTCAGGGATAATATCCTATTAGATATATATCCTTTTGTCGAAAACGAAGGGAGTTATAGATCTAAGCTTGGCTGGAAAAACAACTACAGGCTTTCTATGGATTATTTCCCGTTGGTAGACATAGAGTTTCTAGGTGAAAATTTTAAAACTGTTAACAATATCGAAAAATATTTAGAATCAAAATATGGAAAAGACTGGAGAATGCCAAAAAAGTTTGCACATGCACGAACATAAAAAAGAATACTGGGAAAATTACTATGCAAATTGCGACGCTCCTGATAAACCATCAAATTTTGCTGAATTTTGCAATGACTTAATCAAACCAAACTCTTCAGTTCTTGATGTCGGTTGTGGCAATTGTAGAGATTCTAACTTTTTAAATTTAAAAAGTTCAGTCATAGCTGTGGATTCCTTTTCAAATCAAAACTTTACCAATGAAGGTGTTTTTTTTATTAAGTCAAAAATACAGGACCTTCAAGATATAAAATGCGATTACATATATAGTCGATTTTTTATTCATGCTATTGAAGACAGTTCTGAAGACTTTTTTTTAAAATATATAAAAAGAAACTGCAAAAACTTTTTTATAGAAGCTAGGTCTGACAAAGACTCTTTCAATGGAGATCACTTTAGGAGGTTTGTAAACAAGGATAAAATTAACGATAAGTTAAAATCCCTAGGTTTTAAATTTGATATAATCGAAGAGAAGGGCTTGGCAATTCATAAAAATGAAGATCCGACTGTAATAAGAATATTTGGAAAAGTATAAATATGAAAAAAGTAATAATAACAGGAGTAACAGGTCAGGACGGAAGCCATATGGTGGATTATTTGTTGAAGCATACCGACATTGACATCATTGCTGGCGTACGTCGACTTAGCGTAAAGAATCACGAAAACATAAAACACCTGTCTGACAACCCAAGGTTTAAGCTAATCGATCTTGATATTACAGACCAGTCAAATGTAGATCGTGTTATCTCAGAAGAAAAGCCTGACTACTTTATCAATTTTGCAGCCAACTCTTTTGTCGGCGTTAGTTGGGATATGCCAGAAAATCACATGAATACAAACTGTATGGCGGTGCTTTATCAGCTTGAGGCTATTCGTAAACACTGCCCAGATTGCAGATACTATAATGCTGGCTCCTCAGAGGAGTTCGGGGACGTTGTAACGACCCCTCAAGACGAGACTCACCCACTAAGACCCAGAAGCCCCTACGGAGCTTCTAAGGCTTCTGCTAGGCATCTGGTAAAAGTGTGGCGTGAAAGTTATAATTTGTATGCTATTCAAGGCTGGTTGTTTAATCATGAAGGAACCAGAAGAGGCGAGGAATTCCTTACTCGTAAAGTGACTAAGGGTGTCGCTAAAATTGTAGAGCAGATTAGAGACGGTAAAACACCCACGCCGATTGAGCTTGGAAATTTAGAAGCAAAAAGAGATTGGTCAGATGCTGAAGATTTTGTGGATGGTATTTGGCTTATGCTTAATCAAGACGAACACTCATACGAACATTTGACAGAATATGTCTTAGCCTCTGGAGAGACACACACTATTCGTGAGTTTGTAGAGGCTGCGTTTGGCTTTGCGGGGTTCGGTGCAGAAGAGTGTCATTGGGACGGTCAAGGTGTTGACCAAAAATACATGCACGGAGATCAAGTATTAGTAACAATCAACCCAAAATACTATAGACCAGCTGAAGTTAGCTTATTGCTGGGAGACCCTAGTCTTGCAGAAAGGGAAATGGGTTGGGTAAGAAAAACTGACTTCTATGGTCTAGTAAAAAAGATGGTTGACAAAGATATTAATCTTTGATACCATCCACGTATGCCCAGAGGAAAGAAACAATGTCCCGAATGCTCTCTTGAGTTTGGGGCAAGAAAATCTGTGTGTGATTGCGGTTACATATTTTCTAAGGTGGTTAAAAAAACCACCAAAAGCAAACCAGAAAAGAAGATAAACAAGAGAGAAATACTTTTTCGCCTTGTGGATAAACCCAAGGAAAACAAAAGGTTTTTCTTCATGAGGGAAATGAAATTTCTCAACGACCTTAGTAGTCGTTATTCTCTTGAGTTTCTCGGTGTTGTCACTTTTCCTAAAAAGTTTAAGTCTTTAGCTTACTTGGTGAGCCCTAAACTGAAGGGCACTATGGATACAAAATGGAGAGCTTTTAATTACAGGGTTGACAAAAATAAATATCAAGAGTATAATATAGGAGAAAAAACAGGGAAGGACATTTCTATTCCCAAAAAAATAAAAACAACAAAAGACTTTTTAAATGAGTGATACAAAAAATTCAAATAACCTACTGGAAAGCTTCCTAAAAGCAAACAAAGAAGACCATTACAACTTCGAAGAAGAAATTGATTACAAGATATCCAGCGGGTCGCTACAGTTCGACTTGCATCTTGGAGGAGGCTTCGGTCCTGGTCTGCATAGATTCTGTGGCATGAATGAGGGAGGTAAAACATCAGAAGCTTTAGAGGTTACTAAAAACTTTCTACTTACATTACCTAACTCCAAAGGCGTTTACTTCAAAGCGGAAGGGCGTTTGTCTCCAGAAATGAAGAGAAGATCTGGTGTCAAGTTTGTTACCAAGACGGAAGACTGGGTCGAGGGTACTTGCTTTGTATTCGAATCAAACATTTACGAGACAGTTGTAGATCTGATGAGACAGCTAGTGACAAACAATGACGACAAAACAAAGTATTGTTTTCTTCTGGATTCAGTGGATGGTCTTATTCTAAAAAACGATGTAGATAAATCTTTTGAGGATTCTTCAAAGGTTGCTGGCGGTGCTGTTGTGGCTGGTACGTTCATGAAAAAAATGTCAATTGCTCTAGCAAAAAGAGGGCACATGGCAATCTTCATCTCCCAAGTTAGGGCAGACATCAAGCTAGATCCTTATAGTAAAGCACCAATCAGACAAACAAGTGCTACAGGAGGCAATGCTCTTCTTCACTTCGCTAATTGGATTATTGAGTTTGAAGCAAGATACAATAAAGACATGATTCTTAAGAACCCATCTATTAAAAAAATGGATGCTCAAAAGAATCCAGCGGTTGGACACTTTGCAAGTGTGACAATTAAAAAGTCTCCCAATGAAAAAACGAATACGAGATTGACATACCCTGTTCGTTACGGTAGAACAGATGGCACTTCTATCTGGATTGAGAAAGAGATTGTCGATTTGTTGTTTGCTTGGGAATTTTTAGTTAAAAAAGGTTCATGGATAAAAACTACAGAAGATTTCGTAGAGCTTCTATCAGAGAACAACCTTGAGTTTCCAGAAAAGATTCAAGGAGAAGCTAATGTATTTAAAGCTATTGAAGATAGCCGTGAGCTTTCTGAATTTCTTGTTGACTATTTCAAAAAAGCTATAGGTGAATTAACATGAAATTTTTAGATCCGCTAGGAAAAGAAAGAAACCTAAAAGGAGCTAAAAAATATTTAATCAATTGGGAAGAAAAAAGCAGAAGCAAATTCCAGAAAAATGTTAAAGATTTCTTAAAAGACAACTGGTTTCATGATATTGTCTTTGAAGAATTCAGGATTGTTGGTACAAGGTTATCCTTGGACTTCTATAACGCTAATAAAAAAGTGGCAGTAGAGGTCCAAGGAGACCAGCATATTAGGTATGTAAAACATTTTCATAAGAATAGATTAAAATACTTAGAACAACTTAAAAGAGATCAAAAGAAGCTTGACTTCTGTCAGATCAATGATATAAAATTAGTAGAGGTCTACAGTACCGATGAGATAAACGCATCTCTATTTAAAGACCAGGATATATACTTATGAATGTCGACGACAATATGGAATTCGCAATACCAGATAACTTTCTAGATAAGCTTTATGAATTGACAGGCTCTGCCGACAAATACAAAGGCTTCTTTCTTGTCTACTCTAACGAGAAAGGCAATCCTATCATTTTTAATAAATGTGAATCCCACTTGGTTGAGATGGGACTTATTAAAGCTGTTGAGTCTTATTTAGAAGAACCAAAAACAAACAAACATGATTTATAATTTAGAATTAGAGAAACAACTTTTAGCCGCTCTTATCAAAGAGCCTGAACTTTTTTGTGAGATAGCAGATTTCATAGATCATGATGATTTTTATTCTGAAGAGTCTAATCTTCATAAGACTATTTTCACAATTATCAAACAAGCGATAGAATCAAGTGAGGATATAGATGAAATTATTATTGCTCAAAGGATAGCTAGCATAGGCTTGTCTTTCGAAGATAAATTAAATCCATCTGACTACATTAAATCTTTGGCATTGAGAAAGGTTCCAAAAGGAAACCTAATTAAGACAACCAAAGAATTAAAAAAAGTTTCTGTAAGGAGGGGTATCTATAAAGCCGCTCAAGATATGGCGAAGCAGATGAAAAATGTTTCTCCAGAAACTCCTTATCATGAGATAATAGAGAAAGCGGATAACATTTATAACTCTAAAATAAATCTTTACGAGATCGGTGAAGATGAGCCTGTCAATATATATGATGAAATGGAATATATGATTGAGGATAGGGGCAACAATCCTATTGAAGAGTTTGGAATGATGGGTCCGCATAAAAAAGTTAATGATATGTATGGATCTATTTTAAGGCCAGGCAACATTACTGTTGTGGTCGCTAGATCTGGCGTCGGTAAAACTCAGTTTTGTATGCACTATGCCACTCAAGTTGCTTCGGTCTATAATGTTCCTGTACTGCATTTTGATAATGGAGAGATGAGTAAAGAAGAACTTATCATGAGACAGTGCGCTTCTATATCTGGTATATCTTCACACCTTCTAGAGAGTGGTAAATGGAGACAGGCTGGTGAAGAGGTTGTTACTAAAGTAAGAGAGACTTGGGCTAAAGTTAAAGACTTGCAGTTTTACTATTACAATGTAGGCGGTATGGATGTTGATTCAATGGTTAACACCCTCAAGAGGTTTTATTATTCCAAGGTGGGAAGAGGAAACTCTATGATTTTTTCCTTTGACTACATTAAAACAACAAGCGAAGCTTCTGATAACAAGAACGAGTGGCAGATTGTTGGGGAGATGGTTGATAAGTTTAAGAAGTGTGTTCAGAAAGAAATCCTTCATGACGGAGAGCCTGTCATTCCCATGATAACTTCTGTTCAGTCAAACAGGTACGGAATAACTAATAACAGAAATGCTCAAAACATCGTTGATGATGAAAGTATTGTTTCTCTTTCTGATAGGATTATTCAGTTCTGTTCTCATATGTTTATTCTTCGGAACAAGACCGCTGATGAAATCGAGGTTGAGGGAGGAAATTTTGGCACCCATAAGTTAATCAATATTAAATCAAGGCATCTTGGTAAAGATGTTGCTGGCGCTTTAGAGCCTGTACAGATAGGAGATTCCCTCAGAAAGAACTCTGTTAATCTTGAGTTTAAAAATTTCAATATTACGGAGAGAGGAGACCTGCGAGACATAGCTAGATCAATGGATGGAGGTGGTGAAATAGATGGTTCTGAGGTTGGTTCTTTGCCTGATTTCCAAAATGTCTGATATGCACAAACAAATTCTAGAAGATCTCGGTTATAAGCTTATTGATTGCGGTAATCATTGGAGAACTAGTGCTATTTATAGGGATGGTGACAACTCCACGGCAGTTCAGATATACAAAGACACTGGTGTATGGACTGACTACGTAGCAGAGAGTGGTCACAAGCCCCTTAAACAACTAATACAGCTTACTCTTAGAGGTAATCCTGGCAAACTAAACTCAGTACTCAAGTCATTAGATTCAGAGCCTGACAGCTTAAAAGAATATAAACCTAATACATTAATTGAAATGGAAAAAATTTACGAAGATTCTATTTTGGAAAAATTATTCCCCAACTATAATTTTTACAACAAGAAAAATATATCAGAACAAACACAAAACTTATTTAAGGTCGGTTTAGCTGGTTCTGGAAACATGTATAGAAGAATGGTTTTCCCTGTCTATAATGAACACTCACAGATAATTGGTTTTTCTGGAAGAAGAGTCGATGATGGCAACTCCGCTAAATGGAAACACATTGGAAAGAAAAATAACTGGATTTATCCAGCCTATACTCCCAATGAAGTTACAGTGGATGAATTAATCACTGAGTCAAAAGAAGTTTACCTAGTAGAAAGCATAGGAGACGCGATGTCTTTATACGATCAGGGAATAAAAAACGTGCTAGTTATATTTGGTTTATCTGTTAGTGCTTCTATAATAAGTTATTTATCTGGTAAAGAAATTGACAAGATAATAATAGCTGGCAACAATGATTTTGAATCTGAAATTAATAGAGGCTTATTGGCTTCTATAAAAAACTACTTAAAGCTTTCTAATTATTTTGATCTAGACATTTTACATATCAAGGTGCCTCCAAAAGGGTTTAATGATTTAGGGGATGCCAATCAACTCGATAAAGATTTAAAGTCGTGGTCTAAACAAGAGGTTGATTTGAAAAAGCAAAGAAAATTCATATCTGATTTTGTCTCCAAAAATGAAAACAAGTTTTCAAAATCTTATATTAAAAAAGCAAAAAAAATAAATGAGTGAACCAATAACAACATTATCGGCAAGTAGAATTAAAACTGCAGAAAGCTGTTCTTGGCTTTACTGGTGCAAGTACAAGTTAAAACTTCCTGACCGCAGTAACGATGGTGCTAGAAGAGGCTCTATCTGCCACTTAATTTTTGAGCTTCTCGGTGAGCCTAAAAGGAAAAAGTATTTTGATAAAATCATTAAGACTCTTGATATCTTTAGTGTGCCTTCTATAGAAAGATTGGTGATGAAGCATGCTATCAGAGAGGGTATTGATGACGATGAAAATGTTAAGATGATGAAGGAGATGACTCTTAATGGTTTAATGTATGATTTCTTTGGCGACACTCATGAAGAACCTACAGAAGAGCATTCAGAAAAAGATTTTCATATAGTCGTTAATGACGGCACTGTAAAATATAAAATAAGAGGCTTCATAGATAAACTTTTTCTTTATCAGGATAAAAAATACGCTTTAATCAGAGATTTTAAAACAAGCAAGGAAACATTTAAAGGTAAGGATGCTAAAGACAATATGCAGGACTTGATGTATAGCTTGGCGGTAAAGCACCTATTCCCAGAGTATGAAAACAAACAAAGTGAATTTCTGTTTCTGAAATTTGATTTAATACCAGACGTAAAGAAAAGCGGTATTGTAAGAATGGAGCCTCTAGACGAAGATGATCTTCATGGTTTTGAGCACCACTTAACAGAGATCCAAAAATATTTAGATAACTTCACTGAAGAGTCGGCTACGAAAAACATGGCAGCATACAAAGGCTTCCCCGATGATGGGTCATTTAGCTGCAAACTTTTATGTGGTTTTGCTAAAGAAAAGGGTCAACTTAAAAAGGATGGTACTCCCATGTGGCACTGTGGCATGAAGTTTGATTTCTTTTATTATGATATTAAAGATTCAGATGGTAACTTTTCGCGATCATGCTTTGACGATGAGTTTTCTGAAGACATGGTCCCAGAGGGAGGTTCGTACGAAATGAAATATTATGCTGGTTGCCCTGCTCATTGTTCTTGACATGAATATACTTTTGTGATATCATCATCACAATGAAGCCCATATTCAAATCAACCTATTCAATAGGTAAAAGCATACTGACTATTGAAGAAATCATTAATATATGTAAGGACAAAAATTTTAAAAACCTCACTCTTGTTGAGGACAACCTTACTAGTTTTATGAAGGCGTTTCACGCCTGTCACAAAAACGACATAGATCTTACATATGGTCTTAGGATCACTATGTGCAACTCTTTAGAAAGCAAAGACTCTGATCACAAGTCTGTTATATTTGCTTTGGATGACAACGGTTGTAAGTTGATGAATAAAATTTATTCTAAAGCTTTTGTTGATAACGATGGTCGTATCACTTACGAAGAACTAAAATCTTTTTGGGATAAAGATTCTTTATGCTTTGTCGTCCCTTTTTATGATAGTTTCATCCACCAAAACAATTTATTTCTTAAGAACTGTATACCTCAACTTGAGGGTTTGAATCCTAGGTTTTGGGTTGAGAATAACAACTTACCTTACGATCGCCTTATTTGTCAAAAAGTTCTAGAGTATGCGGAAGACTCTTATGATATGAGTCATGTTAAGTCTATATACTATAAGAACAAAGAAGATGTAGAAGCTCTGCAGACTTACAAAATACTTTGCAACCGCAGTTTCGGCAGACAGGCCACTCTCTCTTGCCCCAACTTAAATCACTTTTCTAGTGATGAGTTTTGCCTTGAATCTTATATAGAAAACACTAAGTAATGAATAACGACTTATTAAGATATAACAGAAATCAAAAGTATATAATTTTTGATACAGAGACCGAGGGTTTGAATTTGGTTAAATCGAAACCTTGGCAAGCGGCTTGGATTGTGGCTGAGGGTAATAAAATCATCAAGAAGTATGACAAACTTATATATTGGGATGATTTAAACGTATCAAAAGACGCTGCAAGGATAACAGGTTTTAGCCAATCTCACTATGAGAAGAATGCTGAAGACCCCAAGAAGGTTTGGGATGAGTTTTCAAAGTACTTATATGACGACTCTTATAAAATTGTTGGTCAAAACTTATTAGGTTTTGATATCTACATGATAGATGTTTGGAGAAAACTTATTGGTGAGCCTTTAATGCAGGATTATATAAACAGAATTATTGATACAAAAGCCATAGCTACAGCTATTGCTAAAGAGTCTCCTGTACCTAATCATGATTTTATCTATTGGCAGTATAGATGGCTCAACTATAGAGAAAGAGGTTTAAAAACATCCCAATTAACACTTTTAAAAAAATATGAGATTGACTTTGATGCTAAAAGATTGCATGATGCTCTTTACGATATCGAAATGAACTTCGAAATATTCCACAAACAACTTTACGATATAGAACTATGAGATACAAAACCCCATTTCCTGTAGGAGTTAAACTCCCAGAGATCAGTGTCCCCGACACAAAGCTGCATGATCTAGAATTAGAGCCTGGTGCTTCTTCTTTAGATATTCTTAAACAGCTTTGTCGTCAAGGTCTTAGAGATAAAGGTCTTGTTAAAGCTAACAACAGAAAAGATTATTATGATCGTACTCAAATGGAGATTGACATCTTGGATGATCTAGGTTTTGTAGATTATATACTACTAAACTGGGACATTATGAATTTCTGCAAAGAGAATAAGATTCCAACTGGTGCTGGCAGGGGAAGTGCGGCTGGTAGCTTGGTACTTTTTCTTTTAGGTGTAACAAACATTGACCCAATTAAATATGAACTATTCTTCGAAAGATTCGTCTCAAAAAGCAGAGCAAGAAAAATATTCCACGATGGTGAAGTACTTCTTGACGGCTCTTTACTTGCTGATATTGATAATGACATCTCTTATGATAGGAGGGCTGAAGTTATTAAGTATATTGAAGACAAGTACGAAGGCAAAACTTCCAAAATTCTAACCCTGAATACGCTCAGTTCTAAGCTGTGCATGAAGGAGTGTGGCAAGATCGTTGGTGAGTTGTCTGAAATGGATGTAAATCAAATCAGTGACACTATACCCAAACACTTTGGAAAGGTGGCGAAGCTAGATGTGGCTTATGAAGAAAGCGAAGCTTTTAAAGATTTTGCTGACAAGCATGTAAAATCATACAAAATTGCAAAGAAATTAGAAGGTCTAATTAAAAACACTGGGGTTCACCCTTCTGGCATATCAATCAGTTATTTCAGTCAAGGAGACATCATGCCCTTACAAAAGACTAACGATGGAGCTTTAGTTTCTGGTTATGACATGGATGACGTAGCTAGCCTTAGCGTTAAGTTCGATATTCTCGGTCTGAGGACGCTCTCTGTGGTTAATGATACATGTAGTCAAATTGGCATCAAAGCCTCTGAGATCGATCCTGGTGACGAAAGCATCTATGCTGCATTAGCTTGTCTTGAACAGCCAAAAGGATTGTTTCAGATTGAAGCTGAAACTAACTTTAAGGTGTGCAGACAAATAGCTCCAAAAAGCTTAGAGGAATTATCTGCTGTTGTTGCTATTGCTCGTCCAGGAGCCTTAGACTTTAAAGACAGGTATGCTGACTACGCCAGAACTGGAGACTTCCAATCCGTTCATGAGTTCTTTGACGACATACTTAGTTATACTGGTGGTATTCCGCTTTATCAAGAACAGTTGATGAAGATGGCTGTTAAGGTTGGCTTTAGTTTGGATGAGTCAGAGCAGCTAAGGCGTATTGTTGGCAAGAAGAAAGTTGAAGATATGCCAGCATGGAAGGCTAAAATTGAAGATAAGATCAAAGAAAAGAATTTAGATCCTGTTATTGGAGAGGTATTGTGGAAAGTTGCAGAAGATTCTGCTAACTACTCGTTTAACAAATCTCACAGTATATCTTATGCTTACTTAGCAGCGATTACTGTCTACCTTAAATTCAATTATCCTCAAGAATTTTTCTTGAGCTTGCTTAAGATGTCTAGATTTGAGCCTAATGCTCATGAAGAGATAGCTAAGATTTCTCAAGAGTTATCTTTTTTTGGCATCAAGCTTTTGCCTCCAGACTTAAATCTTTCTGATTTTGATTTTAAAATCGAGGGTAAGAATATTCGCTATGGACTTAATTCTATTAAAGGTGTTTCTGACAAAGTGATAGAGTCTCTTATAGATTTTAGAGAGTCTAGCTTTGAAAATAAATATGATATATTTATTGCAGCAAAGGATTGTGGGGTAAACATTGGCACAATGTCTGCGTTTATCCAAGCTGGATTGCTTGACTCCTTTGTTTCTTCTGATCGTTGTAGATTGGTTTTAGAGGCTCAGAGTTTTAATATATTAACTGACAGAGAAAAGAGAAACGTAATAGAGCTTGGCCCTAAGTTTAATTTTGATATCTTAAAAACAATACACAGTTGTAGGTCTGAAAATACACCTGCTGATGATGGAAGAGTTCTCTTTGCTGATAGAAGATTCAATACCTTCAAGAAAAAGTACGATCCATACAAAAACATATACGAACAAAACTCTAGTCACATAAAGTTTGCTAATTGGTATTTTGAGACAAAGCTACTGGGCTATAGCTATTCATACAATATCAGAGAGATATTTGTAAGTGGGGACGAGGCTTCTTTTAAAACATCAGAAGAAGTTAGAAACTCAGAAGAAAGAAAACGAGTTAAGTTCGTAGGTGATGTGACTGAAGTGACCAAAAGAACAAGCAGGAATGGTAATAAATATGCTAGAGTTGAGCTTCAAGACGAACTAGGTACTGTTTGTGGCCTGTTTTTAGACTCAGATAGAGAAGAAAGGTTGACAGAATACCTAAACTCTGGTAAAAAGTTACCTAAGAAGGGTGACATTGCCATAATAACAGGTAGTGTCGGACAAGACATAGTTTTCGTTGATAAAATTGAAACTATAGAAGAAAAAATCTATATGAAACTTTCTGAAATAAAATGAGTGTATTTAATAACGTGATATTCAAAGAATTTAATTTAACGCCAAGAGCTAAAAAAGCTTACAAAGATGCTTTTAAACTTTCTAAAGATTTAGAGCATAAAAATGTTAACAATCTCCATGTTTTATATGGGTGTTTGAAAAACTCTTGCCCTAAATTTAAAAGTTTTCTCTTAAAGAATGGAGTTGCGATTAAGAAACAAGATGTTTTAGACTGTTTCTCTGAAGCTGAGATAAATTATCAAGACAAATTTTTTTCCAACGTTAATTCAGACCCTTGGCATAAAGAAGTTTCCGCCACCATAAAAGATGCCAACCAAACATCTTCTAATCTAGAGCAATATTATATAGGTATTGAGCATGTCTTCTTGTCTGTTATCGATAACTCTGCTTATATTTTAGAATTATTTGATGACCACATATTAGATTTAGAAATGTTTAAAGAGGAGATGCATTCTTTTCTTAAAGATGAGGAAGAGACTATCTTGCCTTCTTTTATAGACGATTTTATAAACAACTCTATTTCTTTTTCTGAGGAAACAAAAGAAGAATCCCAATCTAATGTTTCGCTTTCTGGTTCTTTGCCAGATTTCGCTACTAGTTTGAACGATCTCTATTATGAAGGCAAGCTTCCTGATGTTTATGGCAGAGATAAAGAAATAGATGTGCTTATCGAAACTATTTCAAAGAAAAACAAATGCAATGCAATTTTAACAGGTTGTGCTGGTGTTGGCAAAACTTCTGTAGTAGAAGCTTTGGCTTCTAAAATATCCAAACTAGATGTACCTTCCAATTTGATTGGCGTCGAGATACTCAGTGTTGATTTAGGTTCTATATTGGCTGGCACTCAATACAGGGGTCAATTTGAGCAAAGATTTAAGGGTATTTTAGACCAAGCTAAAAATAATCCAGGATTGATTCTATTCTTTGATGAAATCCATACTCTTTTTGGGGCGGGTAGCAATCAGGAGGGTGGCCTTGACGCTGTCAATATGCTAAAACCCTTACTAGCTAGGGGAGATATAAAATGCATAGGATCTACCACTAAAGAAGAGTATTTAAAGATATTCAATAAGGATGCCGCAATGAAAAGAAGGTTTTTCGAAATAGAAATAGGTGAGCCTTCTAAAGAAGACACTAAAAAAATACTTTATAACTGCAAAAGTAAGTATGAAAAATTTCATAATGTTAAGTTTTCAAAAAACATTGTTGATTACATAGTTGATTCTTCTGATGTTTTACTTAGCAATAAAAAATTCCCAGACAAAGCTTTTGATATTCTAGATCAGGTAGGTTCTAGGGTTAAACTCAGAAACGCAAAAGACAACAACGAGGCTGTAGAGCCTCATAAACAATTGGTCAGATCAATGCTGGATGATTCCCTGTCCGAAGATCAATTTAGAGACAAGTTTAAAGACGTAATGAGCAGCTTTCAAGAAATCCTCGATACGTCAAAAGAAAAACCAATAAAAATCAAAAAAAATGATATTAGTGAAATTATATCTGAACACGGAAATGTTTCTATTGATCAGGTCAAAGATTGTTCTAGTGGTTTCAAATCTTTTTTTGCTAGGATTTCTAGCGAGGTATTTGGTCAGGATGAAATTTTAACGAACATAGAAAAATCTCTTTCTTGCGCTAAAGCTGGTTTGGTTGATGACGATAAACCTCTAGCTAGCATGTTCTTCGTTGGTCCTACAAGTGTTGGTAAAACTTACACAGCAAAAAAAATAGCAAAACACTTCTTCGGTAATGAAAAAGCTATACTTCAAGTAAACATGAGTGAGCTTCAAGACAAAACAGGAATTAGTAAACTTATTGGCTCTAATGCTGGCTATGTAGGCTATGAAGAAGGTGGTTTATTAACTAAATTTCTTTCTGAAAACCCTAACTCAGTTATACTTTTTGACGAGGTGGAGAAAGCAAGTCCAGATATTCTCAATATATTGTTGCATATACTTGACGAGGGTTATGTTGAAGACAGTAAACATAATAAGATAAGCTTTGCGAATTCTGTGGTAATACTAACCAGTAATATAGGTCACAAAGAAGCTAATAAAACCAGCATGGGTTTTGTTCAAGACGAAGAAGATAAAGAGTCTTCTTATAAAAAATCTATTAATCAATATCTTAAGCCAGAACTTGTAGCTCGTATTAATGATATATTTGTCTTTGATGATTTGTCAGATAAAGAATTCAAGCTTATTATAAAGCATGAGCTAGATAAAATTAAAAACAAACTACATAAAAACAGAAATATAAAGTTTACATTTAAGAAACAAACGATTGAATTTATTTTTGGTATGATTAAACTTAAAAAACTACATGCAAGGGACATAAAAAAATTCATTAAAAATGAAGTCCAAGTTCCTGTCTCTAGTTTTATTATTTCTCAAAAAGAAAAGTCAGAAATATCAATAAAAGGTATTGACAATTCTATCAAAGTGTTTTAATATACAGGGGATATGACAAATACAAAACAAAACAAAATCATGAAGGCAATCCGTAACAGCAAAGGTCGTTTCTTCGGTCTTTATACTAAAGCTGGAGAGGCTCTGAATGCTCAGTTTGTGGCAGAGAGTCCTCAGTATGTGACTGTCTATGATCGTAATGCAAAAAGCAAGCGTAAGTTTGCTAAAACCAGCTTGAATGGTCTTCGATTGCAAGGCTCTAAAATTGGATCAGTATAGGTTGCTGTTTTTTAAACCTCGAACCAAAGACCTAGGTAGAAATACCTAGGTTTTTTATTATAATAACAGAGATGATACCTAAGGAATTCTATAATAACGGTCTTTTTTGCTCGGAAATAGACAACTATATGACTGACGATAGTAATTTATTTTATGTGCTAGCGTCTCAGCTTTTTGAAAAAGAAAAAATAAAAGAATCTATAGTAGATATAAAGCCCAACATAGCAAATTTAGACTTCGATTCCTTTGATGTATTTACAAAAGATCATTGTTATACCATCAACGTTTCCTTTGATGATAAAAATTTCTTCTTAAATAATGAGTCTGACTTTTTAAAAAACAATAAGCACGATATTTTACCAGAATATGTTGGTTCTGGAATACACAAAATAGGTGAAAATTTAAGCTACTTAATATATAAAAACGACAAGGGTATTTCAATACATGATGTTGGGGTTTCTTTTATTTTTCTATCAAGGGTTAGGCTTATTGAGTGCTTGCAGTTCTTAAAACCCTTTAATGGCAGTATTTCTTTTGCAGACTATTCTGAGTTTATATTTAAACACTTTGATATAAGCGACTCTATACCAGAGATAGCTGAAACTAGTATATATAAAATCCATAAAAAAGAAGATATAGAAAAAATAACTAAACCAATTAAAGATTACTTTTATTCATCTTTAGATATGGATGTTTTTAAAAGTGACGATTTTTGTCACGGAAACTTAAATATTGATAACATATCCACTAACGGTGAACTTTTTAAGTTCCACGATTTTCACTGCGGTTTTTCTGGTAATAGGTTTCTTGATTTATGCTTTATGTCTTTGAATTTTTCGTATGATAATTATATGTTTATTTCTTTAATGAAAGACTATTGTAAAGTAAATAATTTAGACTACGAGAAATCCAAACCCATCTTCAGGTCTTGTTTACTTGCCGCTTGTTGTGTTTTTATGTATAAAAAGCTAAACGAACTATTGATAGAGCAGTGCTTATTTGAGAACAAAAGAGAGGACAAGATAACCTCTATACTTTACAGCTTCGACAAAGCTCAATGGTGCTTTAAGAGACTGCCTTTTTATGACTCAATAAGAAAAAACTTTGAAAAGATTTATCAAAGCCCGTCGATGATTTTAGACTAAACAAATAATTAGAAAAAACCACCTATTAACTTAGTATAATCTAAAACATAACAACATGCAATTTTACAAACCAAACTCTCAGAATACAGGAACAGCATTTGGATTCAGAATTGGAACACAAGGCAAAACAGATAAGCCTTGTCTTTATATGACTGCGGTCAAACAGTTTTCTTGGGACGCTAGTAAAAGGAGTGGCTCCTTTTCAGGAAATGCCAAGAATCCAGATAAATGTGCTATAGTTAAATTTAATGAGTTTGAGATTGGTGGGTTTATTTACGCTATAGAAAACTATGATAAGTTTAGTGCTTTCCATAGTTTTGATGATAACAAAACAGGGATATCATTAAACCCTTACTCTAAAAAAGATGGTACTAAAGCTTACTCTTTTACTGTGACAAGAAACTCTTCCAATAAATTTGGCATGGGTGTTGAAATGTCAGAAGCTTACGCTCTATCTCAATACTTTAAATATGTTCTAAATGAAATATTTAAGTTCAACCCTATTTCAAAATAATGGAAAAGAAAAAAACCATATTGATCCACTCAAATTTTTGCAAAGCATTTACGGGCTTTGGCAAAAATAGTAAAAATATTTTAAAGTATCTTTATAAAACTGGTAAATATAACATTGTCGAAGCGGCTAACATGAAGAAGGTAGGAGATCCTTCCTTGCAAAAACTACCGTGGAAATGTTTTGGTACTATCCCTAACAATGTAGAGGGTCTTCCAGAGGAAAGCAAGCGAGCAGCTGGCTATGGAGGCTTAGAGATAGACAGCATCATCCAAGAGGTCAGACCAGATATTTATCTGGGGGTAGAAGACATATGGGCTTTTACAGATTTCAACAAAAAACCCTGGTGGGGTAAAGTAACGCCGATGATTTGGACGACGCTGGACAGCTTGCCTATTTTACCTCAGGCTGTTGATTTTGCGCCCAAACTAAAACACTACTATGTATGGTCTTCTTTTGCGGAAAAAGCTTTTAAGGAATTAGGTTATGATAATGTAAAGACTCTCAGGGGTTCTCTTGATACTGATACCTTCTTTAGACTTGATAAAGAACGCAGGTCTACATTAAGAAATCAAAACTCAATACAAGATGACGACTTTATTATTGGTTTTGTTTTTAGGAATCAGCTAAGAAAATCTGTACCTAATCTTCTGGATGGATTTAAACTTTTTAAAGAAGAAAATAAAAATGCCAAACTTCTTTTGCATACTAATTGGCTTGAAGGCTGGGACATTACTAGGTTAATTGAAGAAAAAGGCATACTCAACAACGACATCTTAACAACATATTACTGCCCTTCCTGTAGAGGCTATGAGGTAAAACCTTTTGCTGAAGGCAAGCAAAGATGCAAGCATTGCGGGGAACAAGAGTCAGAAACTACGAGTGTTTCAAAAGGTGTCTCTGAATCGCAGTTAAATGAAATATATAATTTAATGGATGTTTATTGCCACCCGTTTACTAGCGGGGGTCAAGAAATACCAGTTCAAGAGGCAAAGTTGACAGAACTTATAACTTTGGTTACAGACTATTCCTGTGGCGAAGACAGCTGTTCGGAAGAGAGTGGAGGTCTACCCCTAAGTTGGCACGAATACAGGGAACCTGGTACTCAGTTTATCAAAGCTTCTACTGATGCTGATAGTATAAAGGAAATGCTAGATACTGTTTATAATATGCCTGTCGAAGAAAAAGAGAAGCAACAAAAAAAGTCTAGGCAATGGGTTATAGATAATTTTTCTGTTGATGTTATTGGTAAAAAGCTAGAAGATATATTTGATTCTATACCTTACTTAGAAGAATCTGAAGACATTAAAAACTTTCAATACAACGAGTTTTACGAAATGCCTGAAGGTTTATCTAACAAAGAAATAATTATAGATCTTTATAAAAACATTTTAAACGACGATGTAGACGAAAGAAATAAAGGCTACAAGATGTGGTATTCAAAATTAATGTATGGCCAAGTAGATCAGAACAGTCTATACCATCATTTTATTAATGTAGCTAAAAAAGAAAACTTAAAAAAACCTATATCTTTTGAAGACATGCTGTCTAAAGATGACGAAGGCAAAAGAATAGCTATTGTTGCTCCAGGCTCCGCTACTGACTTGTTACTTATTAATTCTTTGATTAAAAACCTTCAGAAAAAACATGAAGGACATAATATATACGTGTTCACTAAACCTGAGTTTTTTGAATATGTAGAGGACAACACTTATATTTACAAGTGCTTGCCTTATTCTAACGTTTTAGATAACCCTATATCTTTAGAGGGTTTTGGTGAGCACAAAGGTTTTTTCGAGGCGGCTTACTATCCATGCTCTACTACTCAAAACATACCTTGTTACATTCACAACGGAAAATAAAATGCCACACCTATTAAAAGAATACTCTAAAAATCTTGGAGTCCAACCAGTAATGCCAATGGTCAACAGGCATTTCTATCCTATTGAACCTGATAAGTATATCGTCTTACATAACGAACAAGATATACAATCAAAGAACTATAGTTATTACCAAATAGCTATTAGTTTAATTAAGAACGTTCTAAAGGCAAACGATTACAAGGTCGTGGTTATAGGCTCTTCTAAAAACCTTATAGAAGGAGCGGATTATTATTATCCTGATTTATCTTTTAGAAAGTACTGTTATATAATTTCTAAATCATCAGCGTTTATATCTGTAGATAATGCATTAACTCAGTATGCAAGCTCCTGCAAAATACCAGTGGTCAATCTTTATGGTAACATATACCCTTCTATAACCACCCCTTATTGGTCCAATAAAAAAAATAAAATAGACCTTGCTCCTGAATGGGATAAAAAACCCTGCTTGTCAATTATTGATCCCAAGGAGTCAATCAACAATATTAAGCCAGAAGATGTAGCTTCCTCTATACTTAAAGCTTTGGGGTTTTCTGAAGAAATCAAAGTAACTTTTAAAACTAAAAAGAAAAACAAAGCAAAGCATTTTCAGGTAGATGTAATTCCTACTAAATATATAAGATCTCCTTTGTTTGATAAAAACATTTTAAATATAAGGCTGGACGAAGGAGTGATGAATGAAGAAGCTCTGTTTCATTATTGCACAAATCACATTTGTAATATAGTAACTAAAAACTCTTTGTTGGATATAAAGTCACTGCAAAGAATTTCTAAAAATGTAAAAAGAATAATCTTTAAAGCTTCGGAAGTCCCAGCAAAAATACCTGATATATACTTTGAAGCCCTTAAAAAGCTAGGTATAGATTTCATGTTTTTAGTAGTCAACGAAGATATACTTGACGAAATGAGGCTTGAGTATTTTGACCAAGAAGTTGAGTTTGTACAATCAATAAAAGAAAAACCGTCTGATTTAAACATTTCTGATAAATTTATTTCTTTTAAAACCATCATTGATGGAGAAAAGTCTTATAAATCTATAGCTCATTGGAAAAAAAACCTTGACTCAGACAACAATATAATCGATAATGCTGATTACTGGGAAGAATTAGATTACTTTTATATTTATGAGCAAGAAAACAACTAAAACAAAAGTCGCAAAAAAAACAACAACCAAGAGAGCCCCAAAAGCAAAAAAGCTTTTCGGTCCAGATCTTTATAAGAGAGATGAACATGGGCTTCTTGATTGCGTGGACTATATCTTCAATGAAGATGGTTCTGTGAACTGGAGAGCTATGATTAAACCAGAGTTTCTTTATCCGAATAAAGGATGGTTTGATATGCGGGGTCAACAGGTTCCAAGCTCTACAGAAGGGCTTAGGGACAACCAACTTCTAATTATGCTTGGTGGAATTAAGGACCTTGCTAAATTGAGGGGTTTCCGTTCTGTAAGATATGATGCGAAAAATATAGAAGAGGGCTATGTTACGGCTTCTTGCGGTATAGAGTGGCTTGGTAATTATGAATCCTCTAATAACAATATCTACTACGAAGACTATGCTAATGCATCTCTAGAAAATACAGATGCTTTTTGTGAGAAATTCTTAGAAACTATTGCTTGTAATAGAGCTTTCGTTCGTTGTGTAAGAAACTTTCTTAATATTCATATTGTTGGTGCAGATGAGATTGATAAGTCTGGCAATAGATCTTCTCAGGATAAAAGCTCTGCCCCTGCACAATCATCCAGCAATTCTCCTATAACGCCTTCTGAGCTTCTTGAAAAGACCTTGAGGGACAAACATGGGGTAGACTCCTTTGATTCGTTCAAGGACAAACTGAGAGACTTCTGGAAGGATGGCAAGTATGTTAACGAAGAGGTTAAAAACTGGAGCTCTTTCAAGGATATTCCTGCTAAAGAGTCCAGGAAGCTAATCGGAATACTATCAAAATGATAGAAAGAATATTTACTGGTTCAAGATTCAAGGTATTAATAGATGAAATCTATTCTTTGTTCGAGGAAGAGAACAAGAACGAAGCCCATCAATGTGGTCTTCTTCACGACAAAGAATCTATAATCAGGAACCTTGGTCATGAAAGCCTTCTTGAGTGGGACGTATTTGTTTGGGCTAATAAAAATGAGGAAGGAAAGTACGACGCTATGATAATTTTCACTAATGACAAAAATGTAAAATTCAATAAGTTTATATTTTCTGAGTTTGTTTGGCTTTCAAAAAACCCTAAAGTTGGTTATGAATTATTAAAAACAGCTGTAGCTTACGCCAGAGAGAGAGGTTTTGAATATATATCTATAAGCAGTGTAGAGAAAACAGAAAAATCAGAAAGAAATGAAAGATTTTATAAAAAGCTAGGCTTCTTAAAAGATACCACAACATATATATCTAAATTATGAATAAACAAGCATCAAAAAGAATAAGAAAAATCATTAATCCACAGGACGAGGTGACAAGAAGGGTATACAGAAGAGCTAAAAAGCAATATGTTAAGGTCCCTAAAGCTCTTAGGGAGGACTTCTTGAAATCTTTAGACTCTATGATTAATGGTGATTCTAATTAGATCGATGTTTTGTAGTATTTGAAAATGTCAAATTCATTTCCAGATATATTACACAAAAGCATTATACCACTGTCCAAGTAAGACAGCTTAAAATCTACAGAGTCATCTTGAGATTTGTTATCTATTATTTTAAACAGAGGGTAACCAAAGTTTCCAGGTTCTTGTGAGGTTCCTGTCGGTACTATAGTTATCTTTCTAGATTCTACAGAATAAAAATCCTCCTCTTTTCTAAATTCAAAAGTATAATCAAAAGTTGTATTTGCCCATTTTCCATTTTTGTCTAATATCATTGAGTTATACTCTGGACTGTCATCAGAATATGATTCATATATAGGCTTTACTATTTCAGGGTTATCCTTATCAACAAAGATTTTATCTAGTACTCCAGATTCATAGTATAATATTGAGTCTATTTTTTGTTCTCTAAATTTAATACTTGCAGAAGACTCAGAGCTGTCAATTTTAATTTCTGTAGAAGCAATTATGTTATCTGCAGGTTCAATATATTTATCCAAAGATAAAGGTCCAATCATAAATGGCTCACCTTCGCCTATAAAAGAATAAGGTATAAATTTTAACCAAGTATTTTGGTTGTATTCCATGCCAAAGTCTTCAGTGTAATTTTCGAGCAATGTTTTTTCTTGGACTTGATTTATTCTTTTTACAAAGTTAAAACCTTCTAAATCTAAACTGTCTCCTTTGTATTCGTACATGTCGACATGAGAATACTGTGTGTATTCTGGGCTATTTAGTAATTCGACTTGTAACTGTATTTCTTGTTCTGGTATTTGCCCAGTAAAATAAGGCAAATTAATTATGCCACTGGTTGTTTTAACTGGTTCTTTTATATGGTCTAGTATATAACCGCTACCCATTTCGTCTGAGTATACTCCAAAAGGGTTACTGAAGTCTTTAGATCCAGATGATATTAAAAACGATCCATTGGGGCTGTAGTCCATTACAACCAATGACCAAGAGCCTTGATTAGAGAAACCTGAGAATTCTGAAGAAAAATTATCGTAGCTTACGTATCCAGATAATTCATTAGGGTTAAATTCCCATGTTAAAAACCCTTCCCAAGGATAATAAGATCCTTCGTGCAACACTTCTCCAGATGTAATGTATTTAGATACAGTTTGAAAACCATCGGATTTATACATTTTTCCAGTATATAAATATCCAGATGGCTGAAGATTGCCACTAAAAAACACACCCAAAGATTCATCGTAGTCTGACGATCCTTTACTGTCTACTGCTTTTATTCCGCTTATTTCTAAGTTATTGGCATACAGAGATATATATCCAGAGGGTGTATAAACACTTGTTTCATCTATAACTGTCCCTATAACTCCGAAATCTTTTTTATAGCTTCCAAAGATTGATTCATTATTTTTTTCAGTAAATAACAGCTTATTGTTTTGACCGCTTTGGAAATTTTTTTCTACTATGTTCCCATTCTCATCTGTTATATCAAATACTACTCCGTCACAGAAACGGCTTTGTTGTATATTTTCTTTGTTAAACAAAATATCCCCATTTCTGTCCCTTATATTAAAGGTTACTTCAACATCTCTTTTTTTATGAATTCCACTTCCAGATCCTAAAGTAGTTAAATCTTGAGAGTCGTAGGTGAAATTTGATTCAAATTCTTTTATGTCTTTCATTAAATTAATTTATTGTTATTCCATCTAAAACAGCACCATCTATTACGGTGTCTTCTTCAAGAGAGTCTATATTTAAGTTTGTATAATATATAGGAGAATCTAAATAATGGCTATAAAAATCATCGTTGTCATACTCAGCCCCAAGCGCTTGTAGGGACAACCTATACTGTCCATTAGCGGTTATTTCTTCAAAATCGAAAGTGCTATCTTGTGTATCGTAATATGAATATTCTAGTTCGAACGCAGGTCTAATACCTAATCTATATCCAGTTGCGTTCTTAACATTTCTCCAGTCACCTTCTATAGTTATAGTTGTGTTGCCTCCAAGAACTTGTATATTTCTAGCTGTCCATGATACCTTGTCTGGCATAGGTAATGTAAAATATTTAGATTCGTCTACTTCATAATCGCTTGCGTAAGGATCAACATAAACGCTTTGATCTGCATAGTTTGTTTCTTCTATTTCTCTGTACTTGCCGCTTTTATACTGAGAGGCTATGACTTGATATGAATGAGAATCCTCTTCCTCAATAGAAGATACTTTGTAAACCCTGTCTACTGTATTTTTTCTTTTAAATCTGTATATAGACCCTTTAGGAATCAATGGTAAAAATATTGAGCTTTCGTCGTTTTGGTCTGCATACAACGTGTAGCCGATACTGTAGTCATCAGCGGCTTGTCCAGAAGCTATCTTTATATCTTTTATTTGTCTTGTCTCATTTATTTTTATATCAGCATCTATTATTGCCCCTTTTGTTTCCCTGAGGTCAAACCATGAATCGCTTAAATTGAAGGACTCTGTATCTCTCCCGTCTCCACCTGTTTTAAACTTGTACCAAGGATAATTAAGTTCACTATTGTCAAAATCGGCGAAGTCTTCCACCCATTCTCCATCTGTTTCGCCGCTGGTGGCTGATATGTATTTATCATAAGTGGGATTATGCGTAAAAGCTTGCCCTGTAGAGAATACCCAACCAGTGTATTGAGTAGAATACCAAAGGAAGTGTTTTGTTGATCCTAGTTCCCCTGTGTAAAAAGCGTATTCATCTTTTAATACTTTTGTTGATAAGCCTTGAAGCTTTTGTTCTCTAAATCCTTCTTTATAAGAATCAAATGCATATTCACCTGTCAACCCTTTATTTTTAAAGTTTGAATACTCATTATTTATTTTAAAGAAGTCGTGTCTTGATCTATCTTGCAATAATATTTCTTCGATATCTTCTATCTGCTGTGAACCAGTTGGGATATAAACAGTCAAATAACCTTCAAAGTTTTCCTCATCGTAAACATCAGATATTCTTATTGTTTTATCTTCGTTGTTTACCTCTAAAACTCTACCGAAATTGCTTGTTAGCGTTTTAAGTTCATCTTCAATGATAACTAAATCTCCAGGTCTTACAAGTATTCCTTCTAGTCCTGTCGAAAACGAAACGTTTTCGTTTTCTTGGGTGGCTTGGTAAAGAAGATGACTTCCATACCTCCTAGCTTGCGCTCTGTTGGTAACACCAAAAGCATCTATTTTTGTTTTTATTATACCTCTTTCTCTTATATCTTTTTCGTTTTCCAGATATTCAAATTTGGGTTCGTAGTCATCGTCGGCGTCGATATAAGAAACTTCTACGGCGTTATATTGTTCGTCCTTTAAAAGAGAAGAGTAATTAAAAACGCCTTCTACGACATTACTATTGTTAAAAACCATCACTGGTTCTTTTATTCTGTCGTCAGAGAAAGAAACTACTGAATCAGCAAAATAAAACAATCCTTTAAAGTTGCTTGCTATAAGGTTTAAAGCGTCAAATACTTTTATCTCTCTTTCGAATAAGGTATTACAAGAGTATCTTGGTTGCCTTCCTCCTTTAGGAGAATCAGCCTGAACTATGTTGTCAGAGACTCCTTCAAAATATCCGTTAACATCGACAGCATCACAGAATCTTGCGATTTTATATAGTTGCCATTTATTTACTTGGTTTTCTTCTATTAAATCGCCTAAACCTATTTGGTAGTCAGTTAAAAGATCGTAGAGTATCCATGCTGGATTGTCTGACCAACCCAATTTAAAGGTCCCGTCCCAATCCCCATCGTAAACTCTTGTTTCCTCTGATTTGCCAGCTGCTTCTAGATCAGTAGCGTTAAGCCAATACCTTTTATCTGTTCCTCCTGGATTTAAAGGGTTGTAATTAGAAGGAATTTTGATCTTTTTCATTCTAACATCGTATGACCTTGATGGTATTTCTCCGAAAGTTCTCGAATCTACTTTCGTTCCCACTAGAGCAGAGAAAGGATAATTCAAGGATCTGGGTACAATTTCAGTAACTTTGCCGAGGTTTACTGTTTTTGATATAAGTGTAGAGTTAGACTCTGTAGATAGTTTGGTTACTCTTACATATCTCTCTTTGTAAATTTGTTCAAATCCATATTCTCCTTTACTTACTTCAGGGTCTGGTAATTCAAATGGTTGAACAACAGATCCGCTATACTCAGATTCAGGACCTGTACTATCTTTGTATAATTGCGTTACATAGCTCAATTGCGATGAGTTATTCATGTTGTCTGGATTACCTATGTCTACTGCCGCTCCTCCTTCAATCAAAGATATAATTCTAAAAAAACGATCATACACTTTTATAAATTGACCTTTCGTAGTGGAGTTTTGTGGAGATATATAACCAACTTCCACTCTAAAGTTAACTATAGTAGGAAGCTTAGAGCCTACAACTTTACTTTTGTCCCAGTTTTTTTCGTCAACATGTAAAGTATCCCATAGACCTTCTACATTTAAAGTTATATAACAGGATTCAACGTTTGGATTGTAAATAACGTGGGTTATTGGCTGCGCTTTTTCGTTGTAATCTTGTTTGAAACTATTCCATTCTGAAAAATCGAAACTTCTAAATCCAAGGTGTTGGGGTGTGGAAGGACGTTTATCACTACTTCCTTCTTCGACGGATACAAGCCAATCTTCTTTTCCAGTCTCTAAATTAATTGCCATTTTGGGTATGGTATTTTTAGCTGGAATTCCTTTTCTCCCGTCTTTGTTACTTGTCGAGTTCTGTTCGGAAACGATCAAGGATCTTTGTTTAGGGTCACCATTTTTATTTAAATAAATGCCGTCTGCCCTAAAATTCTGTAATGCTTGCATCCTTCTATTAAGGTCTACATTAAAAGGTCCTAGCAATCTTTTTTGTATTTCTCTATCTAAATATATATTTTTGAAAAAACTAAGTGGCTGCTGTTGCCTAGGCCCTGATCCGTCTCGGTATTCTGCTAGTACATTTAAAAAATTGTATTTTGTTTCCCCTCCTGCCCTTATTCTAGGCATTTTAAAAATACCAAAACTTTTTACTTTCTTATAAAATTCAATCTCAGAATTTAACATACCAAAACATTTTAGTGTGCCTTCTGCTGAGACCTTAGTATTTGAATTTACTGATGACTTAGATATTTCTCCGACTTTGCTTTTAACTTCTACGCTTATAAAATTTAAATAAAAACCTTTAATTTGCCCGTTCCATTTGCCTGTATTTGGATCTAAAACAGGAATTAACATATTTATAGAATTCTTATCTCTTGCGTACCAATTATAATTTCCGCTATAATCTTCTAGTGTAAAATCAAGTTCGTGTTTTAAAGGTGTCCCATCTAATTCGTTTGTGAATTCATATTCATTATCGGCAGTGTAACCATTTAATACATAGCTGGGTTTATATCTAAAAGCGACGAACGGCTTAACTAGATCATCTTGTTTTGTTGCGCTTGAGTTTTGTATTTCAAAGTCAGTAGCTCTACCGAATTTACTTTTTACTTGAGTAATAAAGTTGTAAGAGTTGAAAGTATTACCAGAAAGCTCGTAACCATAAGCTTCTAGTTTTACTTTTAAATATTCCCACTCATATTTATTTGCATTTCTATTGTTAAATATGTCGACAAGGTCGTTCAATCCTTTCCTTGATACAGAGTTGGCTGTTTTTTGAACTCCTGATTCTTTATAATCTTGTACGCAAGTAGTTTCTGCATAAGAGTAAGGGTTACAAACTCCTTGGGTATACAGGCTCTTGTGATTTCTAAAGACTTCGTTTTCGACATCGGCCCATGAAGGTGAATATTCAAATATTAAATCGTCACCTACTATACTTTGGTTTATTACGCTTCTGTATACTGTGCTATCGTAATAAAATTTTGAACCTTGGTATAAAGGCCACTCATATTGACCTCCTTCAGATGCTGGCTTGGTCCACCTTTGGTCGCCGTATTTTTTAACTCCAAGGCTTTTGGTTTTTTCTTTTTTGCCTTTGTGGTAGTTTACCAAATTAGCTCTTACCCAATAAGACATTGGTTTAGAATTAGAAAAAGATAATCCAGACTTAGATAATATATTTCCTTTAAAAACGTATGTTTCATATTCTAAAATATTATTATACTTTCCGTATCTGTTTTTGACGACACTCATCGTTGTTTGAAACGCTTTTTGTCTTCTTGGGTTTTCAAAGTTTAAAGATGTTACTACTGCTATTTCTCTTAATTTACTTATAGCATCCGTTTCTGAATTATGCCCCTCGAAAGCGGCGTCTCCTATTTGTATTTTTTCTGTTGAAACTGATTGCTCTATTGGTACTCCATTCAAATAAATACCTTGTAGTAACTGACTATTGTCTAGCCTAGAACCAAATCTATTGCAAAGCCCGTCTATGGGCCCTTGGCACAATAAATCTACAGCTTCTGCGAACTGATAAGAAGCTCCAAGCTTATAAGATCCAACTCTTGGGGGTTGTAATACTGGAGGTTTAGGTGGGGGCGGTTTTGATCCTCCTTTTTTTGACCCAGCATAAGTAAATTTTTTCTTTAGATGTTTCATTTTTTATTGAGGCAATGATACTTCGGATGGGGATTCAGATTTAGTATTGTCGTTTCTATATGCGTTACTTTCCATTGCTTGTAGAGGTAATATATTCTGAGGGTATGTCTTAACAGTCCCCTGAACAACTTTAGAACCTACTCTCATTCTTCCGTAACCAATTGGTACAACAACCCCTTGCGCTGCCGTGTTTGCTCTGTTGGCAAAAGCAAAAGACTTCCCTAATGCTCCTACTGTTGATTCTGCGGCTACTGCATCTGGAAATTCTTGTTTAGGAGCTAATAACATAGACAAACCAGCGGAAAGGAAAATACCTCCGAGAACACTTAGTGCTGTACCGACAGCTCCTGCCACAGCAGCTCCAGCTATCAATCCAGCTACACCTACTACAGCAGCGACAACACCTTGCCCACAAATTATAGGAACAAAGTCTACCCTTTTAGGTTTTTGATTTTCTATAGAACTAGCGTCTTTAATTGTTTTTCCGTCAATGATCAAGCAGTATTCTAAACCAAGCTCAGATAGAGCATTTAACTTCTTTAAAAACCCAGACCTATTAGCTTCTATAGCATCAACAAGTGTGTTTATGTTGTCTATATTTAATTTCAATTCTTCACCAAAATCTTCAGCTAAGATACCGTGTAATTTTATACTAGTCATTTATCAAAATATTGTTTTTTATTAATTCGTCTTCAAATTTCTCTAACAGTTCTAATTCTGTTTCTGGGTTGTTTGGTCTGTATATGTAATATTTTTTTGTGTTTAAGGAATAAACAGTAAAAGGTACTCGACTATTCTCAGACATCAAAATATCAAAATCAGATGGCTCCTCGTCTCCTATAACATGACTATGAAAAATAGTAATTACTTTGTAAGCATCTTTAAATACTAAATATTGCAACGGATCCAAAACAAAATTATGTCTAGGGTCAGTAGCTATATTCTTTCCTTCTTGAAAAACATATTCTCCGTCACTAAACCCTACCAATCCACATACTTCATTGACAATGGAAAGCTCGCAAAAACTTGCGATCTCTTCTAAACATTCTTTTATTGTTTTAAATTTTTTAGTTTTCATTTTTATTTATTAACTAAGAGCTAAATCTATAGCCATCTGTACCAGGAAAACCTCCAAAAGGTAGCGTTCCGAATTCACCTTCTATAAGTGTTTCTTTCCCTACGTTTGGTGCTCTACCTACTCTATACTGCAAATCGACAAGATCGTAACCATCTTTTGTAAAAGGGCCTGAGGAATCTCCTCCTCCAAAAGCTGTATTTCGGTCTTTGTAAATTAAATGATTGCCATTGTGATGATCTGTAACATAAAAATCGCCATCTTGTTCGAATGGTTCTTGCCAAAAATGATAACAATCAGCTAAAACTTCATTGCCTACTCGCCCTTTTTCTTCTTCAACTATGTCCTCCCATCTTTTAACTATTTCTACTGCGTAAGTAGCTCCTTCCAGAACCGTGTTTTGTTGTGTTTTTAGTGAATTAAGTTGACCGTTAGTCAAGGCTTTTCCCCAGATACCTACTGAAGCAACTTGCATAGGCTGTTGAGACCACTTTTCTTCGTATGTTGTTGGCTCATCAGTAAATTTACTTATGTCTGTTATATTTAATCCAGAAATATCATTGACTGGCATATTTGTAGTTCCCCCAAAGAATACAAATCGATCAGTATCATCTGTAAGCATACGGTCAAGAAAGACTGAGCTTTGAGCTTCTATAAAAACAGATTCTTTTTCCTCGTCATTGGGGTATGTAACACAAGACCAATTAGCTCTGAATCTCGCTTGACTTTGGGTAGTTCCAGGCGGAGGATATTTATCTTTCCTCAAGCTAAGTACAAAGTTCTTGCTGTTTTTAACATCGTAACCACCTTCAGGAAGTATAGGTAATCCGTTCCTATTTTTAACCCGAAAATAATCATCGTCTGCATTAATTCCAACGAGTTTTATTCTTTGATTTGTTTCTGGGTATACTCCAGAAACTTTAATCGCAGAAAAGGAGTTAAATTCCATATAAGGTTCTTTTTGTAGACCGAGAACAAATTGACTGTGCGATGTTCCGTAGCCCACAGTTTCTTTTGATGTTTTAAATATAATTTGATCTACATCCTCTTGTCTATCTTCTTCTTCTACGCCCTGAGGATAAAAATCGTAACGCTGTGGACGGTCTAGAGATTCTATATCCACTAAAAGCGTGAACTCTTTAAAAAGGTCGACAAGAGCAAATACGGGCGGGGTATTTGAATAGGACCCCCAACCATCTTGTTTATATCTAAAACGGCTTTTGGTTATTTCCGCTACGTCGTTATAATTATTTTTCAGTTTAAGATATCCTTGATGAACCCCTTCTTCATAACCCTGTAAGTTCCACATTTGCTGTTCGTAGAAATCAGTTTCTAAAAAAACCTTTTGTATTGATGTTTTTGCAAACCTTGATTTGCATTGGTTTAATTTTTTACCACATCCATCCTTATCCCAATATTCAGGGTTGTCTCTTGGGTCTCTGCCAGGTTTTGCATATTTTCTGCATACAAAATAAGTCAAAGAAGATCTAAATACATTCGGATTTCTTACGTCTTGTATTCTGATTCTATCGTTTACAATATAAACTACATGCCCTGGGTTGTAATCTTTTTGTGAATCATAAAGATCGTTTGCATTAGAAAAAATAAATTCTTCTCCGAAATTTTCCATATTAAGAAAGCTCCTGTCTCGGGACGAGGCTTTTCTTCTGTTGGAAGCCCAGGGTTGTTTAAGCTCTGTGTTGGATACATCTTCAGTTCCTTTAAAAACATCCTTACCAAAAGTGAAAGGCTTTCCGTCCTCCCTTTGTACTGGTGCTCCTCTGTAATCGCAACCAGAACCCCTATAGTTCCAAGGGCAATACTTAGCTAGAATCTTTCTATTGGTAAGGTCTCTTGATTCTATATCTAACGGTGTCGTTAGCTCCAATTCTACAAACACTTTATTCTCTTGCCTTTTCTGAGATACAAAGTATAAATCGACAGAAATTTCAGCATTTGAGTCTGATTCTCCCCAAGGGTTTCCGTTTCAAAGTTTTGTTCGTCAAGAAACTTTAAAAAAGTTCTTCGCCTTTCGACTTTGGCGTTTCTGAAATCTTCGTTATTAGCTAATAAGTTTGTTAGCAATAAGTCTTTATTAGAAATTCTTATTATAGGCCTATTAGGTTTCCCGCTAGAGTTTATTGAAAATCCTTCTACCTCCATTGGTATAGGACTATACAACTCTCCCTGCCAGTAAACTCCACCTCCGAATACAGATCCGTTATGTACGTTTAAATAACTCTTTGGTTTGGTCACCGTGTTTGGATATATTCTGTAAAAATCTATCACAGCTGTAGGCTCCATATCGAAGACAGCTTTCGTTATTTTATCCCTAGACCTTTCTAATGCCATACTATATACCTTACACTAATTTTTATATACTACAGTTTAAAAGGCATTTTTAAAAAAAATAAATAGATTTTGTACGTTTTTTACTTACTATAATCTGAAATGAAAAATATCATCTACAGAGTTAAAGACAAAAAAGGTAAGTACCAGCAGAGTTATTCAGCTTCACTTCCTGATTCGTATTCTTGGGCAAAATCCTGTGCTGACTTAACCAGAGGCGAGGTTTATGAGGATAAGTTAAATGATTGTGGTCTTACTGAGTCTTCTGTTAAAATTTACCCTAAAAAAAGTAATGGAAATAAGTGATGTAGACCTTAACTCTGAAGATTTTAAAGAAATTTTAAAGTTATACTTAGTAGAATCTCAGCCTTACAAAGGTTTTTCTGATGATTATTCTAATATGTATAAAGATGATCGCGTAAAAAACTTTATCAAAAGCGATCTTTCAAGAAGCGATTTCTCTACTTCTTTTGTTTCTAAGCGAGAAGGGCCTCTGTTTTTTCTTTTTTGTAAAAAAGACATAACAAAAAATAGCTTGCAGATTATATTTCCATTTCCAAACACCAAACTGGTTAATATTACATCCTTTACAAGATGGCCTTTTGCATTTTGTCATTTGATGTTAGACCAGCTTGAAAGATCAGGCTTAGATAGAGCTTATGGTACTATAGAGAGAAAAAACAAAAAGTCCAATTACGAGAAAGCATTAATAAGATTTGGGCACAAAATGTTTGAAATCCAGGATATCGAAGGCGAAAGGTTTAAAAAAGTTGTAATTAAAAAAGAAAACTTAATAGAAGCTCACAAAAAACTTTCACGTTTATATAAAAAATATGAAAAATGAAGCACCTGGACTTAATTTTAAAAAAAATAGACTTTGATGACAAAGATTTTAAAAGATTTTTTTCTTTTTATTATTTAAATTCATTTCCATATGGAGACTCAGCCTCCATGAGGACTATATCTTCTAGAATTAAAGGCTCAGAATCCCTCTTGGATGACTTGAAAGATAGTGACTTAAGTATTTGCGTTACTGATGAAGATGACTATATGTTCTTCACTTTTTTTAAAAAAGAAAAAGACGGCATAAATCTTAGCTATGGTTTTCCCAACCAATCAACAAGAAGGCTTGGTACTCTGCATCTTGGTCTTTGTATTTACAAACAAATGCTAGAAGCCTTTGATTTTTTTGGTGTAAATGAAATATACGGAGAGATAGAGAGGGTTTTTAAAAAAGCTAACTACAGAAACTGGCTTAAGAGACATCTAAAAGTAAGATATTGCGACAGTCAAGATGGTGGTATAGATAGAGTTTACTTTCCAAAAGATGAAATAAAAAAACACTATGAAGAACTGCAAATTAAAAATAATAGGAACAAATAACTCAACAAAGCACCTCGATGGCAAGATATTATCTGGTGATTGCGGTTTTTTAATAAAAACTGGCTTCCTAAAAGAATTGGTTCTTGATGATCAGAAGTTCATTTTTGATGTTAAATCTATAGAGCTTATTGATTTTGATGTTTTCCTCAAAGGTTTTATTTCTGACGAAAACAAAAATGTTGGAAGAGTTGTGATGAAATATTTGCCAAAAATAGATTAGTTGTGTATGTATTTGTATGTCGACATCAACACAATCTACCCTTTTAAAACAAGTAGGTCACTACGGCGGAGAGCGTCTCGTAGGTGATCAAACAGTGTCTGGCAAATTCATGGCTATACATGCTCTGGCTGACACAACAGTACAGGCTGGCACTGAAGGAAGCATAGGCAATTTCGTTGGAGCTACAATCGTCCTTGGTGACGTTATCGTGGGACAATGGACAACACTTCATCTCTCAGGAGACGCTATAGTATATTACGCAGACTAAATGAGAACCTTAAGACTACTCGGCAACACAATAAGAAGACGGTTTGTGGCTGTAGTCTTAGCTGCTGGCTGTTGTCTTGAGTTATGGAAAGATAATGAAGCATGGGATGACGATTGCGCCTGGGCTGATAACTGCGACGATACATGGTACACCTTAGAAATCTGGGACAACGATCAAGTTTGGCCTATCTGTGAGTAACTAAAAATTTAAAGAAAATATATAAAATATGGCACAAAACACCTTTATACCCGACGGGTCAAGTACCCATTTAAACGCTAGAAACGTATGGAATGCTAACGGACTGGATGCAGAGGCAAGGCTTTCCTCTCTTGAACTCGTAGCTCCTCAGGTTGTTGTTTCTTCTGGGGGCGTTTTATCTTTTGACAATTCTCTGGGAGGTAATCTTTCGGTAGAGCTTTTTGAAGATATTACTGATATTTCCTTCACAAATGTGAACAACGGAGATTCTGGCTTGATAGAAGTGACGCAAGATGCTCTTGGCTCTTGGACTTGGTCCGCAGGTTCTCATACGGTACTGTCTGGCGACTTGGCTGACATATTTAACATAACACCAACGACAGGGGTAGCAACAATAGGATGGTATTATAACGATTCAATACTTTATCTGTTTGTTAGTGAAGCAGTATAAAAATTTATTATAAAATGAAAACTTATCAATTAATAAACCTTAGCCCACTAAAGCTCCAATACAAAAGCCTTAATGGATTGCCTTCTTCTTTAACTCGGGAGGCTGACCCTCCTCAAACACCAGAGGGTTATGATTATGTAGAGAACTTACCTATTCCTGAAGAAGAAGCTCCAGAAGGTCAATATTACGTTAGAAACCTGACTGTAGAATCTTATGGTTGGAAGCTTGAAGATATTCCAGAGCAAATTATTGATTCTGTAACTAGAATTCAAATGAGAGACACTCTTATTCAAGAAGGTTTGTTTGATTCTGTAGAAGTTATTATAGCGGGCATGCCAGAAACAACAGATCAAGAAATCATTGATAAAAAGAAAATGAATGATTGGTGGAACCATGCTCCTAATTTTAGGCGCGATAATATCCGTATAGCTACAATGCAAGCAGCGTTAGGATTAACAGACGAAGAGGTTGACGATTTATTCTTATCCGCATCACTAGTAGATTAACAATGAGTTTGCTGAATGAAATATCAAATCCAGATAGCGATTTAAAAAAGAAAGCATCTAGAATTAGATATATAAACCTTACAATAATAAAAGAAATAATAAGATTCTGGAACGAAAGCAACGATTCTATATGGAATAGCTCAAACCCTCAACAGGTTCTAGATGAATTAGGAGAAGACGCTGAAGAAATTTTAGAAATAGACAAAGAAATATTAAATCTACTTTCAAACATACTAGGTGGTCGCCGTCAATCAGAGCTTGATTCAATAATTGCTAAGATATCAACTAGACCACAAATATCAACAGATAGCAACGGAAACACAAAAATAATTTAAAACAATGGCCCAAACACCTTTTAACCCTACCCCTGGAGTATCTACGCACGAAGATTGTGTAAATACAATTAATGCAAACGTCACTGACGCAGAGAGTAGGCTCGGATCGCTTGAGTCTGCGCCTCCAGCTCACACTCACACGGCTTCAGAGATCACAGATATCGCCGCAAACTATGCGCCGATTTCGCATACGCATACAGTCTCTCAGATCACAGATATCGCCGCAAACTATGCGCCGATTTCACACGCTCATACGGTTGCAGATGTAAACTCTTCCACAGCTGCAAGTGGTTACGTCATGACAGCTGATGGTGGCGGAAATGCAACTTGGGAAGAAGCACAAGGAGGCGGATTCAGTCTCGCTACGGTTACTACTCCTACATATACTCAAATACCACAACACACTCATCACCTATATGATGATACAGGTCTTGGTGGTGGAGAAAGCGGTAGCGGTAGTGGTAGCGGTAGCGGTAGTGGCGGCGCAGAACCTTGTATTGTTGTTGGTCTTCTCGACCCAACATTACATGAAGGTATAACTGTTCACAAAAAGATAGGTAACGATTGCGATGTTTTGCTTCTTCCTCCTAGTGGATGTACTATTGACGGTGTTGTAAGTGATGGTTTGGTTAGTGGATACACTCTTACCAGCCAGAATGAATCTATTTCAATATTCAGCGATGGTGTATCTGGATATTATATACAATAATGAGTCACAGTCCTAAATCTCCACCTTTAGCAAAAGCAACCGCTGATCTTCCAGAGGTTGAAGACGGTGTGTTGGCTTATGATACCACACAGGGGAAGCCAGTAGCTAGATTAGCTGGTGCTTGGTCTGAGATCGCTGGCGAGGTTTTTGGAACACCTACTGTCGTATATGATGATGGTGCTGGTGTTGGTAATACAGACCAAGTCCAAGGTGATATACCCGCTGATTGGAAGAAGCAGGATTCATCCTTAAAAGGATTGGTTATTGGAACGAGTTGTAAGAGTATTGGAGATAATGCTTTTGCTTCTTGCACTGGCATAGTTGGTTCTTTAGTGATCCCAGATAGCGTGATAACTATTGGTCAATCTGCTTTTGATGCTTTGTGGGGTTTAACTGGTCCCTTAACTATTGGCTCTGGTGTTGAGGAGGTCGGTGATTTTGTTTTTTTTGATAGTGATTACACAGAAATTAATTGCTATATTACTAGAGATGTTTTAAACAAAGTAAAGTTCCCTGTTACAATTAACAAAACTATTCATGTAAGATCAGACGACGATACATGGACAGCTGGTTCTGGGCAAACTCTAGGCACAACTTCAGTATCAACTGGTATTACCGTAATTAAAGATTTATAATATAAAAAAACAAAATGAAATATGCAATAACAGACGAAAGAGGTCACATTTACGAAGTTCAAGATACCGAACCAACCGAAGAGCAGTTGGGTGGTTATCTTATTTCTCATGAAATTTCTGATGAAGATGCGGCTACTGTTGAGGCTAGTTCTGAAAGCATGTGGTATATCGGTGGTGTTCTTTACGACTTCGATGAATATATCTATCGCAGTAAAAGAGACTACATGAACCAGAAGATTGATAGAGACTTCAGTGGAGACATTGATGGTGCTAAGAAGCTTCTTAGAGATCACTTTTCAGAGAAGAGGTACGATGTAGAAGTTGGCGGTCTTGATATGGGTGGGCTTGCAGTTAGAACTGACAGGCTTACAGTTTCTAGAGTTTATCAGGCAGAATCACTAGCAATATCTGACCCGACTTTCACTACAGATTGGAAGCTTGGTGATGGATCATTCATTACTATTGACGCTACTTTAATCGGTCAACTTTCGGCAGCAATCACAGCACACATTCAATCTTCATTTGCTCAAGAGAAAGTGGTAAACGCATCTATCGATTCAGCCACCACTATTGACGAGCTTAAATCTATAGAGTGGTAATATGAGTCACACCTCAAATAATCCTCCAGTAAAATACGCAGCCTCAGATCTTCCTAATGATCTGGCAGAAGGAACTGTTGCTTATGATACAACCAATCAAAAGATGGTTGCTTTTAAGCAGGGTGCTTGGGGAGATTTGGGTGGCGCTGGTGGGATAGGAAGTACAACATATGTTAGAGGTAATGCGGCTGGGGTGATTGACCAAATCCAAGGTGATATACCAGCAGAATGGAAACGTAACGACAGTTCTTTGCGTGGTTTGGTTATTGGTACTAGCTGTAAAGCAATTGGCAAAAGAGCTTTTCAGGCTGTTGGTAATTTGACAGGGCGAATTGTAATTCCAGGTAGCGTTAAAACTATTGAGTTTAACGCTTTTAGTGCTGCTGGCATTGATGGACTTCATCTAGAGCCTGGATTGGAATATATAGGTTCAAATTGTTTTTACTCCAACGGCAATTTAATTAATAATTTAATACTTCCAGATGGATTAAAAGAGATTGCTTCGATGGCTTTTGCCGCCACTAGTTTTTCGTATCTTAAAATACCACCAAGTGTCAATAAACTGAATTTTTCTGAGCCTGGCTGGTCTGGCGGTGGTTATCAAGGTTCTTTTGCGTCGATTTATCTTTTAACTAGGGTTGATTGCTATGTCACTAAAAACATCATTGATATGAATGAAGGTAGCTGTTTTGGTGGTTGTGAAAACCTCACTGAAATACATGTTCGCTCTACCGACAGCACATGGACAGCTGGTTCTGGTCAAACCGTCGGAGGAAAGACGGGCATCACCGTAATTAAAGATTTATAATATGTCGCACACATCTAAATTCCCACCATTAAAATACACTACCGCAACTCTTCCCACAGATTTGCCAGTGGGGACCGTTGCTCTTGACGCCACCACAAACGAACACAAATCTTTTAACGGATCATCGTGGGATGCTATAGAAGGGGGTGGTGACATTGGAACTGCAACTATTGTTTTTGATTCTACTGGTCCAGCTTATGACCAAATCGCAGGAGATATACCAGTTTATTGGAAGAAGCTTGATTCATCCTTAAAAGGATTGGTTATTGGAACAAGTTGTAGGAGTATTGGGAGCTATGCTTTTGATAGTTGCCAAGGCTTAACTGGTTCTTTGGCGATTCCAGACAGTGTGATAAGTATTGGGAGGGAGGCTTTTTATAGTTGCATTAACTTAACTTCATTAACCATTGGAAATAGTGTTACGAGTATTGGGATTAGTGCTTTTTTTCTTTGCTCTGGCTTAACCAATATTGATTGTTACGTTGAGAAAAGCGTGTTCAATAATACGTCTGCTCTTAACGATAGTGGCGTCACAACTATTCACGTTCGTTCAACTGACAGCACTTGGACTGCTGGTGCTGGACAAACCATCGGAAGCAAGACAGGCATCACCGTAATTAAAGATTTATAGGTTGAAAAAACCCAATAGTTTCATTATAATGATTGATGAATGAAGCTAAAAAACTACCAGTATTTTTTCACATTCCTAAGAATGCTGGGACTTACGTTTACAACGTTTCTTTCCGTTTAATTGGCTCGAAACTTGATGTTGGAGGCAAGTTATACAACCTTCAAGTACAAAAGGGTGACCGTATAGTATATCGTTTGATTTGCTCTGCTAAAAATGGACTAAGCGACAAATATAAACTCATGAACAATGCGGGTTGGGTCGTTGTCCAGTACGATGATTTGAATTTAGATGATCTTAATCTGTATTTTGTGGAGGTATGTTCTTCTAGTTTTGGTTGTTATAAAGAAGAAGTGTATTGTAACCTTCCAAATGATACGGAGCCTTATGAATTTCTGATACTAAGAGAGCCCTACAGTAGAATCTTATCTATCTATAGCTATTTAACATCTCCTCAATCATCGCATGAATTAACGAGCGGTTCTTTTGGAGATAAAACATTTATAGAATATCTCAACTCAGATCAACTTGAGAATTCTTGGTTGATTAAATCTTTCTTGAACATACCTCATGATACCATAATAAATGAAGATCACTATAGAGCTACCTGTGATATACTTGATGATATGTTTGTTTCTGACATAAGCGATACAGATCTTTGTCTTTCTAATGTATTTAACAAATGCTATGGTTTTAAGAATATAGATATACCAAACCAAAAGATACACCCTAATAAAACCAGCAAAAAAATAGAACAGCCGTTCAAAACCTTGGACAAACCCACGAAGATGCACTTTAGCAATCAAACAAAATGGGACAGTCTTCTTTATGAAAAGTTTGCCAACATGAAAATCATAGATGAAAAACAAACGAAAGGTAAGGTCATAAATTGCTTTTATGAAGGTTCAAATGGCGGCTTTGGAGATTTCTTAAGGGGTTCTGTCAACTTATTTAACCACTGCATGAGTAATGGGCGTGATTTTGATATAAATATAAATAAACACCCAATTAAAAAATACTTCAAACCATCAGAAAGTATTCATAAACAATTTGATATAGATGATCTGGCTTTAAAAGCTGAAGGCATAAAGCACTTCATACACTCTTTAAAAAAACTAACGCAAAACTGTATAATCTCAACCAAACAGGAGGAAACAAAATACATTTTTTCAAATTATCACCCATGTTTGACAGACAGTAACAATATTATAAACTACCTCAACTCAATGCCGTCGATCAATAACAGGTGCTGTGCTTTTCTTCAAAAAAGATTGCAATTTACAGATCAAATTAACAGCTCTGTTGGTGATTGCTTGAAACAAGAAGGTTTAAAGCCTGTTGGGTATAACATTATCCATTTTAGATTGGGAGATCAAAACAGTTTTTCTAATCATGGTAAAAATTTAGAAGAATTACACAAAGAATGTTTTGTTAAATGCTTCCTAAAATCAAATGAGGACGACAAGCCTATAATAGTTTTATCAGACTCAAACGATCTAAAAAAATACTTAAAAGAAAACAACAAATCATTACCAATTCACATCCTTCATTTACAAAGCAACCATATGCAAAGCAAGCCTTCTGGGTTTTCTGGCGAGATAAAAACAACTGATGATGGTGTTTTTCACGCTGTTTTTGATATGAAACTAATAACATTAGCAAATTCTGTGGAGTCTTATAGTGTATATAAACACGGATCTGGCTTTATTTATTGGATTGCTAAGATATTCGGGGTCCCAGTTAAACTAAACTTAATTAATGCTTAAAGATATCTACAGTCTAAAAAAATCCCTATCATGAAAAAAGTTTTACTCTATGGAAATTGCCAATTAGCCCAATTGGGTAGGTGTTTTTTTTCACCATATTTTGAAGTCTTAAAGCCAGATAAATATGGTATTGAGGTTGCTGAAAAATGGCACAATTATGTGTTTTTCCCTAAGTTCGCGCTTAAAAACGAAGGGTTGCAAAAAGCTTTAAACGATTGCGATTATTTTTTATTTCAACACACACACAATCCCAATTTCACAAGCTCAAAAGAGTTATATGACAAGTGTGAAAAGCCTAAATTATGTTTGCCAAATTTTAGATTAACATTGAATGATCCAGAGTTAAATGATAAAGAGATAAAAGAATCCTACAGAAGGAAGGCTATAGCTGAAGATAATTATGGGAAAGACGCCTTAGATTTAACTGATTGGATTAAATCAAAGAATGAGAGATGGGGCGAATTCTATCAATTAACTGAAAACCTTACAGCGCATCCTTCTGGTCTTTATTACAATAAACTATCGAAGGAAATAAATAGAAAGTTAAGCTTAAATTTGGAACCTCTAAACAAAGACCAACTATATCACAGGAAAGGTTAATAAAAAAATGCTAATTTCTCATACACATAAATTCTTAACCATAGATATACCTAAAACTGGCACGAAGACTATAAGAGAAACTCTTGTAGGCTCTTTAGATTTTGTGGGTAAAGATAAAAACCAACACATTGGCATAAAAAAATGCAAGAATTTTTTTATAGATAACGGGCTTCCATTTGAAGATTATTTCAAGTTCTCTACAGTCAGAAATCCTTGGGAAAGGTATGTTTCTTTTTGTTCTTATATCTTTGATAGAGTATTGTTTTGCGAAAATCATATGGATTCGCTGGATGAAAAATCAGAACCATATAAAAGATTAATGAGACAGTATAATTGCTACGTTAATCTTATCGATAAAGCTGGCAAGGAGAGAAAAAATTTAATAAAAAACCTCATAAAAACTATACCAACTCAATACGATTTTCTTAAAGAATCAGATGGCTCTGTGCAAATGGATATGATAGCCACTACAGAAAACCTCAATGAAGACATAAAAATTTTTTGTGAAAAGGTCGGCATAAAAGAAGAGTTAAAAATTCCACACGCCAATAAAAGTTCTAGATCAGAACCTATTAAAAATTATTACACTCAAGAATTAATTGACATGGTTGCTGAAAAAGAAAAATGGGTAATAGACGAGTTTGGCTACAATTTTCCAGAATGAAAAAATTTTCAAAACGGAAATTCCTCCCTTATACACATATAATATTCTCATGTGAAAAATAAATGCAACTTTTTCACTTAAAATGTATACTCAACATTGAGTTAAAATAGTATACATGTTGCTTATGTTTTGTGTAATATACTTATATGAGTTGTGACAGCAATAAAACCATAACAGAAATCAAAAGAGGCTCTACTTTCGAGCAGACAATTACTTGCTTAGATGAGTCAGATGTAGCCGTGAACCTTAGTGGTTGGACAGTGGAAAGTGATTTAAAGCAGTCTGCGAGTGAAGATACTTTGCTTTCATTCGCTATCGAAAGCGGTGGTTTTGCTAGTGGAATTGTTGGAATTTCTGCAACTCCAGCACAAACACTAACCCTTCCTGCTGATTACAACCTTCAATATGATATAAAATTCACTGAGCCTAGCAGCTCGGTTTATTATACTGAAACATTGTATTTAAAAACCAGCAGACACATCACAGACTAATGGCTGATCCTATAACAGTTAAGATAACGAATTTAAACAGCCCAATAGCCACTGTAAAAGTGTCTAACAAGGTCGCTGAAAGTGCTGTAACCTCTGTTGCTGGTAGAGTCGGTGATATTTTACTAACTCAGGCTGATGTCGCTGGACTTGAGAATGTAAATAACACTTCGGATTTAAATAAGCCTGTAAGTACAGCTACTCAAGCAGCAATAGATACTATATCTCTAACTCCTGGGCCCATTGGCGAAACAGGTCCTATCGGACCTAGTGGAATCCAGGGTCTTATTGGACCTAGCGGAAGTGCAGGTTTAACGGGTCCTAGTGGGATTCAGGGTCCTGTCGGACCTAGCGGAAGTATAGGCTTAACAGGCCCTAGTGGATTGCAGGGTCTTGTCGGACCTGTTGGTCCTAGCGGAAGTATTGGTTTAACTGGTCCATCTGGTGCAGATGCAGTTGTAGACAATACTCCTTATGGTTTATCTTGGAGCGGGGATATTACTCAAGCCGCAACAAGAGACGCTCTTTACGATAAACTAGAAACATTTTCTTTAAGTGGTCATCAACACGTTGTTGCAGACATAACCGATCTTCTGACTGGAGAAATTTCACTAACCAATAAAACACTAGCAGATTCAAGTAATACAATACATGCTGATCAATTGCATTTCAGGGTAAAAGCGGACGAATCCTTGCTTAAAGGACAACCAGTTAAATACGACAGCTTTAACATAGGGGAAAATGCTATCAATGTCAGTTTATCCAACCAACTGACAGACGTTACTATAGGTTTAGCAGAAGAGAATATATCTCAAGGATCTTTTGGTAATATAATTACAGCTGGTGTTTTAGATCATACAGATACGCAGGATTTTAACGAAGGGGAGATACTCTATGTTGATGGTCTTGGTCAGCTTACAGGAGTCGAGCCTACAAGCGGTTACTCTCAACCAATAGCTATATGCTTGAAAAGCCAACAAAATAATGGGTCTTTACAAGTCCTAGCGTCTTACCCTAAACAGCCATCTACAGATGTAAGAAACGATTCTAACGTTTCTGGGGTAAATGTAACAGAGGCTCTTGATAATTTAAACACATCAATACAAAGCATTAAAGATAGTATTGGATTTGCTTGTAGTGATGAAACATCTCCATTATCTGTCGGGCAAGCTATAGCTACAGACATGCCTTATGACATGCTTGTAAGCAGAGTCTATACAAGTTTAACTGCTACTGGATCTTTAAGTGCTACCACGATAGATATTAAACAAGAAGGCTCTTCCATATTGGATTCAACGCTATCTATAAGTGCTGGAGCTAACAACGCAGAAACCAATGTATTTAGTGGTTCGGCTTCTACATTCTCTCTATCTAAAGGAGATCTACTTACTGTAGATATAACAGCTATAGATACAGCAGGAACAGATGCGGGATTAAAAGTTTACCTAGAAGGGGAAATTAATTAAAATGAATTTATATACAATATATGACTCCAATAATCAACAAGCTATATCCAAGGATCGACCTTGGCCTACTGCTGACGGAGTTACTATACCAGATATGGAAGAGGGTATCTATATACTACTTCAGGTCACAGAAGCTAAACCTTTGCATGATCCTGCTACGCAAAAACTTAAAAGACTCCCTGTTAGTTATGATATAGCAAACAAAACAGCGACAATAAAAAGCTGGGAGGTTGTTGAATTAACGCAAGAAGAGATTGACGCTAGGCTTCCTGCTCATGTTGACATTGGAGGTATTAAGTATGATGTTTCAGAGCAAGCTCAGAATGCCTTTACTCGCATGACTAGTCTGATAGATCATGCAGGGATGGATTTAACGGACGAGGTTTCTGTTAAAGATATATTTGGTGTTAGTCATGCAATCACCGTCGAGGCGTATAATTCAGACATGATTCAATATGGTCTTTATTGCTATTCCTTGTTTTTTGTAGAGCCAGAGCCAGTTGATCCAGACATGATTTAATGGACATAATCAATCCATATATCCACGGAGGCGAGTCTGTAGCATTTGACGGCTTTGGTAATCGAAGCCGTAGCTTTAATGGTGTTGATGATTATATTGATTGGGGCGATAGGGATGACTTTAGCTTTGGTGATAGTAGTAATGATTCTCCTTTTTCAATTTCTATATGGTGTAAGCCAAATGACTTGTATAAGTTTAGGATGCTTAACAAGTATATAGACCCTACAAATAAAGAATGGCTATTTAATTTTAACACAACCGATCAAATTACTTTTTTTATATATGATCAAAGGTCTTTTGCTAGAAGGGGTGGTGCTACTCCAGCATTGAGTTCACTGCAGGGAACTTGGATACATTGCGTAGCCACTTACGATGGCAGGGGTGGGGCAAATGCTCATGAAGGCATTAAGATTTATGTAAATGGTGTTTCTCAAACGATTACCAGTAATAATGCAGGTAATTATACTGCAATGCACAATACAAATTGTGCCATGACTACACATGCAGATACAAATAAATACACGGATGGTAAATTGGCAGACATTAGACTGTATAATTCCGAGCTATCATCTACAGACATCTCCGACCTATACAACGGAACTAACCTCACTACAAACCTAGTAGGTCACTGGCTCAAGGATACAGATGACGTTTTAGATCATTCTGTTAATTCTAACAATGGTGAAAACTTCGGTAGTATATTCTCACCCGATAACCCATCACCAGCGGTAGAATTTGGAAGGGCTTCACGTAGCTTTGATGGTGTTAATGATTATATTGATTTAGGTGATAGTGATGACTTTAGCTTTGGTGATGGAAGTAATGATTCACCATTTTCTGTTAGTGCTTGGATAAAAATGGAGAATCATATAAAGTTCCGTGTAATTGGTAAATACAAAGACCAAACACCAGATGAAAGAGAATGGCTTTTTTCTACTGATTCATCGGGAAGGTTGATGATTTTTCTTTCTGATAATATTAATGGTGGTAGTATAAACAGAAGATATTCTGACACAACCATAATGGCAAGTTACGTTGGACAATGGATACATGTTGTAGCGACTTATGATGGTAGCGGAAGCGACAGCGGTATTAAATTATATATAAATGCGAGTAGGGTGGATGATATCTCACAGTCATCTGGTAATTACACTTCAATGGTAAACACAGGTGAGCCTTGCAAAATTGGCACTACTATAGTTAGCACAGGCGCAAATTACACTGAAGGTAATATTGCAGACGTAAGGATATATAACACTGATATATCTTCCTCAGATGTAACCGATTTATACGCTGGAACTAACGTAACCACTAACCTAGTAGGGCGTTGGATAACAGACAACGATGACGTAGAAGATAAGGCTGGGATAAATGACGGAACTAACTTCGGATCAACTTACTCGTATGATGCCCCATTTCCAGTCGACAAATTAATAGACACTTACGCAAGTGCTTGTGGTGCTTACTCACTCAGAGAGCTAACGACTGCTTGGGCTGGTCAACCAGTTGTAGAAGTAAGAAGAATCTTTGATGGAGCGTATAGTGATTTTACAGCATCGGAAATAACCGACGGTACGCTGGCTACTTGGTGTCAAGGTACATCAGCTTTTGTTCGTACTTGGTATGATCAAAGCGGTAATGGTATAGATGTAACACAAACCACAGAAGCCAACCAACCAAGAATTGCTACCAATGGTGTTGTTGAATCAGATAACGGAAAGCCAGCAATAAATTTTGATACAACTGGGGCAGGGTTTAGTAACACTGGAAGCTTTGATTATGAAGGTGGTGTTTCTTGGTATGCAGTCACACATACAACAGTCAATAGTAGCCAAGATCGTGTTTGGTGTGATGATAAAATTGGCGAGCAAGGGTTTGTTATATTTTATACAAGTGGATTATATTTTTTAAATGATGGTGCTGGCTATATAAACCATACAGCAAGCGGTGCAACTACAAACAAGCAATTAAGATCGTATAACTTCGATGAG